ACGTCGATAGCGCACGACTTCGAGGATGACTCGACGAAGATCGGGATCGTGGTTGACTCGGTAAAGCTGGCGGAGATCGCTATCCGACACTGGCTCAAAATCATCGACCTTCATCTCTGCACCCCGTATTAATACTGTATTTACGTACAGTATATATCGGGAATTCAGTCGAGATAATGGCAGTTTTTGGCGTGGGTTTAAGCGTAGGTTTTAAAACGAAGCCTTTATCTATAAGGCTTATTCGTTCTCATCGAATTAACGAGTCCGCAAAACCGTCCTAAGTCGCAGACCCTTTACCAGCAAGGCTATAACGCGCTCAAATGCTTGCTGGATAATGCTTCACTAGAATATCTCGCAAATCGTTCATATCAAATACGCGTCACCAACATATCGGGGAAACTCACGTGTATGGCGTAGCTTTTCGGCTATCATTCCGAAAAAACCTACGCCGACTTAAATCGTTATCAAGTCGGTAAGACCTAGACCAGACCGATGCGATTCGACGCGAGAAAAGCCAAGCTGATGAAGCCTGGCGAGCATATTACTTTAGACGGCTTCCCCGGGTTGCGATTGCAGGCTACCGAGTCAAAGCGCTCGTGGACCTATCGCTATAAATCTGCCGATGGCCGTATGAAACAGGTGAAGCTGGGCGAATGGCCCGCAGTGTCTCAGGCCGCCGCCATCTCAGCGTGGGAAAAAATGCGGACCGCCCGCGCCGACGGCACGGATCCGGCGCTGGAGAAGAAAGGAAAAAAGCCAGCACCCAAAGACGCAAGCAACTATCTCGTGCGCGACCTTTGCCGAGATTATTACGAGGGGCATGTGGAGCGCGCTCGCAAGCCCAAGGGCGCGACGATCATTCGGCAGCTCTTTGAGAACAAGCTGACCGCCATCGCCGACCTGCCTGCCGCATCTGTCACACGGGTGCAAGCGTTCGCCGTTCTGGAATCCGTTTCATCCACGCCGTCGCTGGCCATGACTTTGCGCTCAGCGCTGGGCGGCGCATGGGACTACGCCCTAGACTCCGGACGTCTACCCGATCAGTGCGCGAACTGGTGGCGTCTCGTAATGAAGGGGAAACTGCGATCGGTTGGCCGGAAGGTCGACGGCAAACAGCGCACTGGGAAAAGGGTCTTAAGCGACGACGAGCTCAATACCCTCTTTGCGTGGCTGTCGAATTTCAGTGAAACGCTCCAAGACGCCATCGTCCTGTACCTCTGGACTGGAACCCGAGGCGCTGAAATTATTGCAATGGAAGGGTCAGAGATTACAGAAGAGAACGACGGGCTCTGGTGGACGGTACCGAAGCACAAGACCAAGAACGCTAACCTTCCAGATGCGACGGATCTTCGCGTGCCACTTGTCGGCCGCGCTGAAAAAGTGATCCGTGCTCGAATGGAGAAGTATGGGAAGCGCAGTCTGTTTCCGAGCCGAGCTGGAGGCAGCCGCAACCAGAAGATGATCCAGCAAGGAATCTATTACTTCCAGCCCTATTGCAAAACGGCTCCTGAACATATTCGGGAGCGGCTGCCGGTTACAAACTGGGCACCTCACGACCTGCGGCGGACGATGCGTACGAAGTTGGCTGCGATCGGATGCCCGCACGAGGTCGGCGAAGCGATCATTGGGCACGTCCTGCCAGGCGTGGCCGGCGTCTACAACCGGCACCACTACGACAGCGAACGCCGTTTATGGCTTACGCGGTTGTCGAAGACGCTTGAGGGGATTGTTGCTCCTCCGTTCGAGTAACCGGTCGACGTTTGCCGCTATCCGGCGGCGGAGGGAGATTTGAAACCGGCCTGGCTTCCGCCCACTCCTCTACCTCTCGAACAAGCCAGCCGACTCGGCGACCGGACAGCGCTCGCGGTTCCGGAAAGTTACCCTCCCGGATCAGCTTTTGCACTGTTCCGATCGATAACGAGACGGCCTCGGCCACCTTCTCCAATTCCAAATAAAACGGTTTCATGCCGCTCATCTCACGCTCCAGTCTCTACGCGTAATTTCCAAAATTCGTTGTGCTGCTTCTGTCATGCCGTCGATGCTTCGAAGATAAAAGGTTTGGGCCGCGTACTTGCGGCAATGTAAAGCGGATGCCTCGGGCTGCCGTCTTTATTCAGCCCGAGGTGATAAAGCCGGTTTCGCCAGCCAACGATTCCGAAGATATGCATCAGATGCGCCGCACGGGCAGGCGCCATCGGGTGCGTTCCCCATGCACAGATAATCATCGACGCGCGCTCGACGGCGTCCATCACGGCGCCGTCTGCGGTTCGTTCAGGCCCGAGCGGATCTGGATGGGTCAGGAGCGCGGACGGATCTGTCGCACGCAGCGGAAAGAGGTTCGCGATCTCCAGGCGACCAAACTTCCCTGCGACTGCGCGACCCAAGCATCTGGTCCATGTCGGATCGTCGACCAGGTGGGTAGCGCGAGACGGATTGAGCATGAGAACAGCAAGCGTCGGCTTCGTACGATCCCATTCCATCCACAGCCGCTGCCGATATTCTTCGCAATCGCTGATCACCGCGCCGCGCTCGCCGGCCATGTCTTGATCGACTAGGTATTTCATCGCTGACTGATCCTCGTCATTTGCTTGCAGTGCTCGCATTTCGTCTTCGAGCGCTCGCCAAGCCTTTTAAGTTCATCGTGATACCGCGCATGCAGTTCGTGCCAACGATTCTCTTGGTGACACAGTTGTTGCAGCACCCACATCGGGTTCAGTTTCGCGCCGCATCCTTTGCAAGTGACATCTGCGGCCTTTTCATCGACCACATACCCGCACATGTAGTGCGAGCAGCCGCCGTGTTCGACCAGCAGCACACGGTCTTTGCCGAGGTTCTTTCGGGGCTTGACTGGGAGCAAAGTGACGTTGTCATTCAAGGTGATCTTCATCAGTCGTCGCCCATGTCATCGTAATAACCGGATCTCTCGAGTTCCTCATCAAGCCGCTTATTTTCCGCAATGACGCAGGCGCGACAAACGTCGTATAGGCGGCCGTACGAACCTTCTTCGAAGTCGCGCTTCTGTCGCAAATCGGTCGCTGGCCGCTTACACCAATCGCACGTGCCGGTGGCGCGCTCGACGGCCGTGGCCGCCACCTCCGACTTATATGCGGCGTAGCATTCGTCGCACATGTCGTTGAGCTCGCTGCCGAAAGAGTCAGTCTCACCTTGAACACGGCGCGTCGCGGGCCGCTCTGGATGGTCATCGCACCTGGCTCCGTCTGGAGGGCTATGAAGCGCACCAGGAAGCGTGCTGATCGGTCCAGTGACGTCAGCCATTATTTGACCTTCCTGAATTCCACGACCCACACATATGGGTTGACGTCCCAACCATAGCCGCGCGAGGCGTTGAGGCTCTCCCACAGCGCGCGATAAGCCCGACGCGGATCCGCTACTTTCGCGCCATTGGGCAACTCCCACAATGTTTGGCCGGCCACAATCGCGGGCGTCAATCCCTCAGCGATCGCATCGTCCTCGCTGATGTCCTGAACGCGCTCGACGCGCACGCGCACGTTCTCAAGCTTAATCCGCGACGCCCACTTGGGCATGAACATGCCCTGCCGCCACTTGCCGCGTGGGCTAATTGCATGCGTCGGCTCGGCGCCGTCGGCTTCGAACCACAGGCCGCCGTTGTCGCGCAACCAGGTGGCCGGATGCAACTCCCGTGGAGCGAGACTGTCCGCGCACGCGCCAGCTGCCCATCGCTCGCGCACGTACAAGCAATCACCTTGTTCGCCATATGGGCAGCCAATGCCCCTGCGAGCTATCGGCTCGCGCGTATTGACTACCAAAGGTGCCCCATCGATTACTTCAATGTGGCAATTTGAAAAATATTTTGGAAGGGTAACGACCCGACGCGTCTGTGTCTTAATACCGTCGAGCAGCGGCCGGACCATCGCGCCGCTGAATTGAATCGGAAGTTCTTTCATTCTCAGGCCCCGTAGTACATCAGCGAATCGTTCCAGCGTGCCCACCGGTCGTGGCAAGGCTTGCATACGCAGCGATAGCCGCCTTCGCTCATGCCCTCGGCGACCGGTCCGCAGTAATACGGAACGGCATCAACCCAATCTCCGACTGCGTCGCACATCGCGCACTCGATTTCGAGTGGTGGCGTCATGTTGATCACACGGATGAGCGCATCGGCGCTTTCAATGTCGAACACTCTCATGAACGCAACTCTGGCTGCACTGACTTCAAAGCTGCGTCTAGCTGCTCCAACAAGTCATATGAAACGTTCAACGTGCACTTAGTCCCCGCCCGCTCTCCCTTCATATTGAATTTGGTGAAGCGTTTGACGGTGGCAATCTCTGCTGCCATTTCAACAATCGCATCCCGCACGCTCTCCGCATCCTTCTGCGGGGCTTGGGGTGCGGCGGCAAGCATGGCGCGGTAGCAGAGTCGAGCCTTGTGCGCGGCCTTTTGACATCCGCTCATCGCCTCGAATGCTTCCCACTCTTCTGCGCTGCTGAAAAATTGGGCCGGCCACGATTCGAATCCATCCACAACCATTGTTTCGGTCGGCTCTGTCGGCACAAGCTTCCATCCTTCCGGCATCGCTACCGGGTCCCTATGTTCTGCTGGCGCGACATAACCGCTGTGCTTGTCTGCGTCGTAATCCAAGATGCACGGCTTCTTGTCGATCTCGCCGATCAGGTAGCGAACGCGATCGGCTTCATATCGCACACGGTCGGGGTGCTCTGATCGGTCCAATGTGATGCCTTCGCTGATGTCGCCACGATGCAGAATTGCGGTCCAATTGGTTTTGCCGTTGCTTTCCGGCATTGAGCCGTACCAGACGGTCAACTTGCTATGGTTCGCTGGCCTGGCGCGTTCGGCAAACAGCTGAGCCTGCTGATCGCTAAGCATGTGCCATTTTTCTGGTTTCCATAAGGGGCCGTAATTCATACCCCAAGACAACGCTTCTTTAAACAAAGCGGTGAGCGCCACCGGTACGCAATGGTCTGCTGGCGTGGGCAGAACGCTCAATTTTCCGCCAAGCAATTCGATGACTTCATCACGGCTGAACGTGAAGTTGTGCGTCATCTTGGACAGCATCAATTCCTTGCGAAGGCTGGTTATCCAATCCGGCTCTTGGTCCGTTGGCGTGGCGCAATCAGGACACGGCTCGCCGCCTTCGTCTGGCGCGTAAAACGACGGGCCGCCGATCATTCCGTGGCCATTGCACGTGGAACAGACTTGGTCCGCTGGCGTGGCGCGTGCGGCTTGCCACATGAGCCAGCCATCTTGAACTCGCGTGTTTGCATATCGTTCTGCATCGAACCCGCTACGGGTGAACGCAGTTGAGCTATGCAGCGGGTATTCCTTATGCCACGCTGCTTCAAATTGTTCTCGGCCAGTCAACATGACGCGCCTCCAAAACCCGTTGGGCAATTGGATCGTGGGCAGACATAGCCCATTGACCCTTCACTAATCAAGAGCCCGCATTCGCCGCACACGGCTAACGGACGCGGATAAACATCTGGCGCACGGCGCGGTGCGCTTCTTGGTATAAGCGGCACCCCGATGCGGCGTGCTTTTTCTTCAGGCGTCTCAGTCATTCCCATCCCCCTTCGGCGCGCTCGCGGCACGGTCGTAGCGTTCGATCTCGGCAAGGATCAGCGCTCCGGCCTTCACCAAAGCTTTCCGGTCATCTTCTGGCTTCCACCACGATTGACTGAAAGGCCACATGGCAGGAACGGCACGTCCGTAGTCACCGTCGCCAAGTGAGTGCGGATTCAATTCATCTGCCGCATACAGCGCGTACGCGCTCGCTGCAGCGGCCAGAACGCCAGCGTCATGCTCGTCATCGTGCTCCGGTGTCCAGCCTTCGGTCGCGACCTGTCGTCGACGCTCGGCCAACACATCTTGTGCGGCTTCGCTATTTCGCGTGGCGTTGATATCGTCGGCATGCAGCATTGCTGCCAGTTCCCGTGTGTCTTTCACACCGGCGCCATAGCCCTCGTCAAACGCGTCGACGTGATAGGTAATCAACCCATTCGCTCCCTCACGGCAATCACCGTCTACGATCTTCCACTTGTCGCGGGTTTCTTTGTAGCGGTCTCTATCAAGGACGGGTTGCGCCGCTGAGACAGGTGCGGGATACCAGGCGCGCGTTTCGAAGAATTGAGGCTGTGCGCAATATTGGTCTGCGGTCGGCTCTTCCGGCCCATCAGAATCACGCCATTCCGTCCAGTCGTCGATCAACTTATAGCGGTAGAGCCAGCGTCTCGCCGACGCGCTTTTGGAACTGTCCCTCGCCGTTTTCAGTGCTGCATGCCAGCCCGCGCAGAATTCATTCTTCATTCCGGTCATGAAGTGGTCAGGGTAGACATCGAACTGATGACGCTCGTCAAATGGTGCTTTCCATGCGTCGTGCGGCAAACTTGGCGCGGCGTCCACAGTAGCGATTTGCACGTGCGATTTTTTGACCAGCGAACGCAGTCCCATAACCATTCCTATCGCTAGAGTGTTTCCCGCAAGAACCGCATTACGCAGTGTTTCGCTTGCGGTGGCGAGGTCGAGCGTTGCAGCAGCCGGCAATGGCGAGTGCTTCGGTTTAGCCGCCTGTTTTGCACGGATCTGTTCGACCTTCGTCCAGATGCGCGCCAGTTCGGTCTCGCCGGCCGCGTGCATGTCTTCGCCGCTTGCCAGGCAGAGCGCAGCCAGCGTGACCATCACGCCGCCAACCTCCTGATGCAGCTCGCCGACCGGCCTATTGAACGTGTAATCAACCAACTGGTGCGCCTCGCTGCGAGTCATGCCGTTAGCCTGGACAGCTTCTGTAGCTTCTTCGAAGAAACGATGATTGCGCTCGACTTTGTCGGCGGCAATTGCGGCCCCAAAGCAGGCCATCATCCAAGGCTGCACGCGCTTCTGAAAGTCTTCGGTGACGGGTGCAATGTTATTCATGGCGATCCCCAATATGTGTATGGCTTTGTATGGTTTGTGGCGACGCAGACTTGGCCGCGTTGCGGGCTGCCTCGAACACTTCCCGCTTCATGCTGACAATGAACACCACGTTCTCCCATTCATTTGTGGCGACGTCCCGCATCGAGACGCAATCGGTGCCGAAGGACACTTCAACGTATCCGCGACGTTGCTTGGCGCCGGTGAGCGATTCGTGAAGTACTTGCACAGCGACGTTGTCAACGCCTACGCGCTGGATAAGTTCGTCAAGTTTCATCGTGGCCAGTGCCTATATGCGTTTGAAATTGACAACCCATACCCACGGGTTATCTGCCCACGTCGAACCGGTCGGCGGCTTAAGGCTGTCCCACAGCGATGCATATGATTCGCGCGCACTGGCCGCATGGAAGTGACGGCCGCCATCAATGTGGAATCCCTGCGCATCCTGCTCAACGCCTTCCGCGAGCGCATCCTCTTCGCTGATGCCCTGTAGTCGTTCGACGCGCACACTGATGACTTCGAGGGTGATGCGTGAGCACGCGCGCGGCATGTGGATGGACGGTATGCGCCCAAATTTCGGAGCCCATGGCCGGATCTCGGCGGCTTGGTAGTGCTTACCGTGCCATTCGTCGTCATAGACAACGCATGGCGTATCCCCCCAGCCCGCGCCATCACAACCCCAAAACGATTCGCGCACCCACAGCCGGTCGCCGAGCACGCCGTATGGACACGCAACCTGCATCACCGTTTCCTCCACCGGATAGCCGGGACCGTCCCCATGCAGCCACGACAACGTCGCAATGCCGTCTTGGCAGTCCACGCTTAGGCTGGGTCCGATGGCTTGCTTAAGGAGGCGCCGCGTCTGCGTCTTCGGGTCGACTTGGCGCAGCGTGGCGCGCACCATCGCGCCATTCATGAGAATCGGTCGTTCCTTCACAGCCGCTGCCCCTGCATCAGCTGCTCGCGCGCAGCGAGCTGGAAGCCGACAAGGATCTCGGCGCCACGGAAACGGTCCTGTTTGATTTCAGGTTTGGGCAGTCTGCTGGCTAGACACCAGCGCTCATCGCGCCGAATACCGCGCTGCACCGGACCTTTCGTCTCGAACGACCCGAGCACGCCATCGAACCGCATACGCTCGAGTATCGGAATCACGGTATCGCTCGCGGCGCGCACGGCCGTCTTGATCTGCGTGCGCGTCAACGGTTCGCTCGTCTGAAGCAAAGCCTCTATCTGGGCGGCGATCTGATCTCGCGTGCGCTGTTTGAGTTGTTGGCTAGTGCTCATGCTAGGATTGCCTCATACCGATTAAGGAGACTGCGATGACTGATAAATTCGAAGACTTTCGAACTGCGCATAAAGAATGGAAGGAAGCAACTGACCGCTTCCACGCAGAGGTTCAAAGCAATATCGAATCTGGCACATTGACCAATGAAAAGATTGGTCAGCTCGCTGCAGAATTGGACGGATATCACCAGCGCTTTATGGAAGCGAGCAAACCGCATGTGGGATGGAAAAAACCGTAGGCACGCATTGCTCATAGCGTCGAGTCCGGAAAGCCGTCGTGCGTCACACCGTCGAGTACGCGGCCGGAAATTTTCCTTCCGCATCGGTAGACGGTCGGCTCGTCATCAATGTGCATGTCTACTGCTGATCTTGGAGTCAGCGTGCTGAACTCCCACTCGTCATCCCACCAGTCAGCAACGCGCTCGCTACGCTTCATCGGGCCGCCGCAGTTTTCACCTGGCGCCCACTCGCCCCATTGCTTGAAGAGGAATGGCACTCTGGCGTCTGCACACTGATCACGGAGATCGCGCGCCCAATCCGGATGCATCGGCCGTGCGTTGGGGCCCGATTCGCCACCGACAATCACCCAGTCGATGAGGTGAATCATTCGGGTGCGGAACTCGTCGGGAAGCGTTGGAAACGGATACTTGCCGCCCATTCGATGCGCGAGCCACTCCGCGGAGAGATCGACCGGACCAAGCAGCGGCTCCATCGACAAAAAGTGCTTCGTGACCGGCACGGTGATCAGCTTCGGCACGTCGCGATCAGCTTCTTCTTGATTGACAATCGTTGCACCCAGCCAGACGTTGCTCGGAAGCCAGCAGTCACCAATGTGGTCGAGCCAAAATAACCGTTTGCCCGTTTCGATCATCATTGCGTCGACGTTGCCGATGCGCTTAGTAAGCAGCAGCCAATCTAGATTCGGCGTGCGCTCGATGACTTCAAACAAATCTGCGCGCCATGCAGGGTCGACAGCGTTGTCGAACACATCGGCCAGGCTCGAGCAAAACACTCGCTGGCGTCGGCCGTGCGCGGCGAGGAACTCAGCGTGCGAGGCGTTCCACGCGATCGGCTTACGCCAATTTGCAGCCGACGTGCGGCGTCGCGGCGCGCCAGGTCCCCAGTTGACTGCGGCCCCGCCGCCAAAGCGCGCATTGCGCGCCTCGGCATAGCAGTGATCGCAACCGGGGCTGACCTTCTGGCAGCCTTCCCACGGATTGAACGTATGGTCGCACCACTCGATCCTTGATTCGCTTCCCACTTTGCACATCCCTCATCGGATTAAACTACGCTGCCCACGGCTGAAATATATGCTGGAAAATCTAGTAATGCAAGAAAAACTAGTGTTAATCCGCGCATGTAGAGACGTGAGACTGCGCAAGACAAAGGGGATCAGCGATGCCAGAATTCACGGACTTCTACCGCGGCTATGCCATTCACGTGCAGGTGTTCCCCACCAGCGACGGTAAAGCCGGAATCAGCTGCCGCATAACCAACCCTGACGTGGCGCGCATCACGCCGCTGACGGCAGAGGTCATGCGCTTACCGGACGGCCCCTTCCCGGCGCATATGGCGCGCGACATTGGTGTTGCCTTCGGTGCTGGCGTGATCGATCGCTATCTGCGCGAGTCGAACACCGCGTGATGGCGGTTCTAGCGCATGCCCCGCGCGATCATGCAAAGGGAAATGCGGGTTGCTACTGCTTCGGCGTGCCCGGTCCAAACGCCCTTCATGTCTGGCGGCTCGCGCCGGCCGGCGACCGTCAATATAATGTCGTCGATCGGCTTTGGCGCAGGCTGCGGTGCCTTTCCACCCTCCGGGCGAACGTAATAGCGGTTCTTCGGCGTGTTGATCACAACGATTACGCCCTCATCGACCAGCTGCCGCGTAAGTGGTGTCACGGCATCAGTCGGAAGCTTGAACTTTGCTGCCAGTTGATAAATCGTGTACTGTGAATCCGGGCGCATGCGCGCGACGAAGTTTTCCGCGCTGAGCTCATAAGAGACTCGCTTCGATGTCATGGTGATCTCCTCTAAAGTTTTGTGATGCGCTGCCGATAAGGCAGAAATGACAGATCAAACCCAAATCCCCGAAGATCCGGACGCCTTCTACAAGCTTGCGGCCACGTCGTTCGCCCAAAGCATCGACGCGATGCGAGTCGCTCAAGGCAAAGTCAGCATCAGCAAACTCAAGGTCGGCACGCCCGAATTCGAAGAAGCAGAGATGGATACGCTTCGCATGTCGCTGATCGCTATGGGAGAGGATCCCGATGACGACAGCGACGAATTCCTTGACAGGCCGTAGAACGCTTTCGGTGCCTGCATGAAACGATTTTCCGGGGTGGCAATCTTCATGAGCGGAGTAGGAATCGGCATATTTGCTGCTGCCTTCCTTCTTTATCCGCCCGCGCAGAGCTCCGACTGGGCCGCATGGGCCCAGGCCGTTGGTTCCGTGGCTGCAATTGTTGGCACCGTGATGGTGACGCGGATGCAAATGCGACATGCGTCGGAACAAGCGATGGCGGCGCTTCGAGATGACCGCAACGAGCGCTTGCGTGGTGTGATGACTATTGTTAGGACGTTGCATCTTGCGTGCGGGCGTACGCAAAGGACAGTCAAACAGCGGATGGCGAGCAACGCCAATTATCGTGAGACGATCAATGGGTTGGGTGCGCTTTCCGAAGGCGGCATCAAGGCATTGCGAGACATCCCCCTTCACATACCTCCGTATTCGTCGATCGCACGCGAAATAATAGTGATACGGCGCGCAGTTTATCTGTACGAACAACGGATCTCTCGCTTGCTCCAGGCTACCGTCGACCCTATGGCAGACGTAACCAAAGCTCAGGCCATCGTCGAAAGAATGGCTAAGGAAAGCGACCGGTTGGAACGACGCATAAATCGACTCGCTCAAACTGATCGGCTGGCGCGGTGACGATGCCAACGCTGCGGTCATATGATTATTCCTTTTTTCGTGCCTACGCTGCGGCTCCAGCAATCTGTTTCTCGTGAGTGAAGTTCTCGGCGGCACGACCCGATCCATTCGTGGCTTTCGGTCGTGCGGGGATAGTCAGCGCTTCTTCGACGGTCCAGCCACCAGCAAGACGTTTGTGAACCGTGTCGCGCCGAAGTCCAAGTTGTTCGCACCAATCGGCAACCGTCCGCTTTTCACCCGCATATTCCAGCCAGCGATTGCTGCGGCGATTCCGGTCATTGACCTTGCGAGTAACCCAGCGACAGTTGCCCGGCTCGTAATTTCCATGATTTTCTTTGCGGTCCAACTCATGCGCGGGCGAAGGCTTCAGACCCATGTCGGCCAGGAAGTTGGCCGGCGATTCAAGCCAGCGGTCACAGACCTTGATGCCCCGGCCACCGTAATTGTGAAACGCAGCGTTTGTTGGCTCAATGCAGCGTAGGCGCATGGTCTGCCAGGCGCGATACTCGGGCGTGTAGGACAGTCCGTGAATTGGCTTACCTGCCATGGCACACCTCGCTGCCAAGATCCAGCGCGAGAGACATCAGGTCACGTTTCATTTCTTTCCTTGTTCGCCGACCGTTCAAAACGGTGGGCAGTCGCATTTGCTTGGATACTCACCGCATTCCTTGCAGCGGCGCGGCACCCAGCCAAACGACAGCCAGTGCCAGCACGTCCAGAGGAACTGAGTGAAACGGTAGTGACGCGTGAAGCCCACCATGTCCGCGTAATCGCAATCCTGTTTGTCGCAGCGCAGGCAAGGCGTCACAGGCATCTGGTAGTGCCACGCGAGGTAATCGGGATCGCATCCGAACCACCAGCACGTCAGACGACGAAGCGGCTTCATCGTGGCGCCCCAAACAAATCGCCCTGCGGCTTGCTTGATTGCGATAGATGTGTCGGACAGAAGTGAGCGTCGGCGCCGATCTGATGCGCATGCACTGCGCACAAATGCCGATCACAGGTTTTGGCTTGCTCGATTCGGTAGTCACACTGGTAACCGCTCGGTGCATTGCAACCGGGAACCGAGCAACGCGGCACACGTGGCCGCCCGCGAGTGCAGACGATTCCTGATATGCCGCCTGGCAAACGAAATGGCGTGCATGGCATCAGCGGTTACCTCCGACCTGTTGAGAATCTCTCGTGATTAAAAAGCCATCGGCCACGAACGATATCGGTCTGTCCATATCGACGGCGACCATCCGCGCTGTCGCGCCGAGTACTTCCAAGGCGAGCACCGCGGTCTTGTCGACGGCCTGGTCGTATCTGGCAAGTGCTTTCTCCACCGCGCGGCGCTCGGGTTTCATGAGTTCCGTCCTTCCCGGCCATCGTTCAGTTCGTGGACGCGCGCGATCACGTCCTCAGGCAACGCGATCGCCTCGCCGCCATGCAGCGCGGCGAATGCCGGCCGGAGCAGACTTGCGTCGGCAGGATCGAGCTCTTCGCGCTCAAGGCCGCGCAGCACGCGCCACAGTTCGGGGCCGCTCATGCCGTCACCTCGTCGCTAATTTCGGCGCGCAAATGCTCGATGAATGGCAGCCAGACGTGCTTATGGAAAGCGGTGAGCCTAGGCTTCTCGCGCGTTGTCGTGAAGCACCACGGCTCTCCGCCAAGCGGCTTGCAGTCAAACAGCCTGTGGATGAACATGTCTTGACTGCACGGATCTGTCGGAATTTCATCCCAAGCTAGACGCGCATCAATATTGTCGAGATCGTGCTCGCGGCGCTGCTTGACGATCTCCTTCTTCACGAGGACGACCGATCCGTCGAAGTCGAACTCGTACTCGCTTCCATTCGCAAGCTTGTCGATGATGTAACCGCGATCAAGGCCGCAGAGGAACTGCTTGAGCGGGCAACCCATGTTTCCCCAGCTATATGCGTAGTTTCCAAAATCGCTATTGATAAGGATCTCGCCGCCGTGCAGGATGGTTCCGTCGTTGGCCGACCTCTGATAGTCGCGCAGGGCGATAGTTGCCCATGCCCATGTGCCAGCGTCGCGCAGCCTGTAGCGCTCCATCGGTGGCTCTTTGGTCACAATCGTGCTCATATCCTTTTCCTTAAGGGCAGCAGCTTGGACCGCAGTTGCCGTAATGTTCATAGCCGACCATCGGGATTTCATCGATACCGACAGGCAGTTCGGTTTCACTTCCGCAAATGCAGCAGTCGGCGAAGTAGACGCCGCCGCGCTCGGAGATGCCCTCGGGTAACTCACGCTCGGCAGGTTCCGTTGCCGCTAGCTCGGCCGTCGCGCGCGCCCATGATTTCGTGAACCACGTATTGAAGTCCATTACGCGGCCCCTCGATTCATTGACTGAGCACCTTGCGGCAGAGTCTCAGGCGTCGACGATGGCTTATGCTCATCGCAGTACTCGCGCCCTTCGTGTTGCCAATGCGCCTTCACGCGCGGACCAAGCTTTCGACAGACGCAGCAGTAACGCCAACCTCCGCGGTCGACCATGTCTTTGGTGATGCGCTTCATGTCGGTCTCCACTCGCTGCCACGAACAACACGGCCAACCGGCTCGCACACGAGTACTTCCGTTTCCTTCTCGCTGCGAACGAGCCCGTTGGCACGGCGCTGAGCCTTCTCCAGCGACGCGTGCCGCTTCGGAGGCGAATAACGACCTACCGTCACATACAGCGGGTGTGGCACGAACTCCGCGTCGACTATCGTCAGTTCGTCGATGCGGCGCTCGAGCGCGGCATTGTTCGATCGAAGCTTCTCGTTCGCCGATTGGATCCGCTCGTTGTATTCCTTCAGTTGCAGAGAGGCTTGTACGCGGCTGGCCACGACGGCGATCGCGTCTTTAATCGGCGTATCAGTCGCAGTAGCGTCGAAGCCCAGCAGCTCGCAAAGGATTCGGATCGATCCGTCGACCTCGCGGAATTCAGGCGCCTCGGCAACTGCGGACGTCGGTTCCGATTCTGTCGATAGCGCCACCGTGCTCGACGTCGGCAAATCTGGCTCGGATGCAAGTTCACGCAGCAACGTGCTCAACGAGAGTGCCGGTTCATAAAGCGGATCAGCGGGTGTATGGTCTTCGCCATGTTGGCCGACCGGTTGATCTGTTACGAACACCCGCCTCATCGACTGCTCCGCATTCACATTCACCAGCCACCACACATACTCGTTGCCACCGCCCTGCTTCTTCTCACGCTCAACGCGGCCGTCCGCACGCATCCGGTTGAGTTCCTTGGCCACCTCGACAGGATCGCCGCCGAACTTCGCTGCAATCTGCTTTGCAGTCGCTTGGGTCTGGCTCATGAGAGCCTTCTCGATGTCTTCTCTCATGACCATCACTCCACTCGGTTTTGTAGGTCGTCGACGTCTTCGCGAAGGCGATCGAGCTTTTCGAAAAACGCTTCGACCTCTGCCTTGCGCCACTCAACCTGCTGCGCTTCAAACAGGTCTTTGGAAAGCGACTCAAGCAGAAGGTCGTACGAGATCGCGATCGAAGCATTTTTTAGAACGTTTCGGACGGCTTCATCCAGCGGATGCCCATCGCCCTTTGTGATGACGACGTTATATCCATAAGCGACACGTAGACGACGGAACCCAGACTTCGAGAAGTATTTTCGAACCGTGGCAATCATTGTTTCGACGTCGGTTTTTAGCGCACCGTCAGCCCGCTCGTACAGCTTGGTTTGAATCTTGTCCGTGCTCACTCTGATCGCTCCGGTTCTCCCACCACGATGTAACCTGCGGCGGCGTATGTATTGACAGCAAACCGCGACATGTGCGGCTTCCACTGGATTTCTTTTGACTCAGGTTCAGGAACTAAAGGAACTGCATGCTTCATCAAATTGAAGACGCCACGACCGGAATGCTTAGTTGATGCCACGATGAACTTGCCCGTGCCGGGCCAAAAGTCGATACGCCCGACTATCGTCTGGACGATCAAATGAGCACCGTGGTTACATTCCTCGAAAAAGTAGCCAGCTTCTCTCAATATTCGGTTCGACTCGACACGGTTTGACGCTCGCTTGCGCTTACTCCCTTCGCTGTTGTCTTTAGCATCACATTCGACGCACGTCCGGGGGTAGCCAACCGATTCGCCGAGGTATCGGCCGCACGTAGCGCATGCGGCGCCGTCGATCATCGAGTCAGCTACATCAGCTATTAAGCAAACGCTGCCGTGTGTCTTTTGATGCCGAAGTACACCGCCTTGCAGCCGTCGAGATCGGCCGCTGCGTTGTGAGCTCCGACCAGTTCGTTACCGGTGAAGTAGCGATAGGCCTCACCGAGGTTCGGCGACTTGGCATTCTTCCGGCCGGCGGCAAGCATCTTTGCGGTCGGCGGCAGGTTGATGAGCTTCGTGCTCTTGACCTGCGTGCAATACGCCGGACCGGCCTTCCAGTAGTCCGCGTATTCCTCGCCGTGCGCGAGCGAACGCATCAGCTCGATGCGGACCATCCGCATGTCGAACGATTCGTTGTGCGCGATGCGCATGGTCGACTTCTTCCACATGTCGAGGAAGATCGGCAGCACCTGGGCGATAGGCACGCCGAACAGGTTTGCCCGTTCGTTCGTGATCCCGGTGAGTTCCTCGATATCAGCGGGGATGGTCCAGCCTTCGGGCTTGATGAGGAAGTCCATGTACGCCAGCACAGTGCCGCTATCCTCATCGAGCAGCTCGGCTGCAAGTTGCGTGATATGCGGCTGCGACGGATCTTCGGACGGAAGGCTCCACTGCGGCAAACCGGTCGTCTCGGTGTCGTAGAAAATGATTGGGGTCATTTAAGTTCTCAGGGTGGTTAGAACGACGTTTCAAGCGGCGACAGCGGCATCTGCACTCACCAGCTCGCCGTCGGCTATCCAGTGCGCACGCATCGTGTCGTTGAGGCCTTCCGGCACTTTCTTCAGGGTGGCAAATACAAGTGCGGTTTCGATCTCGCCTTGCGTTGCCATGTCATCCAGCAGGGCGAGCAAATCGCCACGACCAGGCAGGTCGAGCACGTCGAAGCGATCGAAAGCAACAAGCTTCGTTTCGGACAGCACGGCGATGGTCAGCGCGAGTAGCGCATCAACCCGGTATTGCTCGCTTTCGGACAGCAATCCATACGGGCGCTTACCGGCACGGAGCGTCATGTCGCTGTCGATCCATGGCACCGCCCAGGCGGCAAAATGTGCGAAGTCGTTGAGCTTTTGATTGATCGGCTCAAGCACCTTGGCGAGCATGTCGCCGGGAATGCCATCCGGCGAAAGAGCGTCGGCGATATCAAGCCACGCGATGACATCTTCGTGGTGCTCCGCAGCTTTCTTCGTGTTGGCCGTTGCGGTCTCTGCGGCACGCCGTGCCGTGTCGAGCTTGTCCAGGCTGCCGCGAAAGTTGCGAAGCAGATTCGATGCTTCCGATACCTTTCCACGCAGCTCGGCGAGCGCTTCATCCGTCACCGGAACGAGGTCGGACGTCAACTTGAGCGCTTCTTGCGCGGCGCGCGCGACGGCGATATCGCGTTCGTCGTTCTTGACGGACCGCTGCATGGTGTCGCGTGCGACCGTGAGCGCTGGGATCTGTTCGCGGGCGCCGACGTCACCGGCCGCGCCCAGTGCGCCGTGTTGCTTTTCATACGCTTCGAGCGAATCAGCTATTTGACTAAGGTCGAAGCTATCCCACGAAATAACTGCTCCGGTGCTCGATTGAACAACGCCCGTGCTGTCGGCGATGATCGTCGAGAACGCGCCGACTGCGTCTGCCAGCTCGTGAACCAACCCCTCGCGCGGTGCGGCGCCAGCGCGTTCCTGGGCGGCGGTGAGCGCCTGTTCAGCTTTGAGCAATTCGGCTTGATCGAACTCGAGCTTCTTGGTCAGCCGGTCTAAGCCGCGCGCCGCCTCAACGTTCATCTCGTGAGCAGCCCGCGTCGTAGCGTACGCGCGATGCTTTTCTTCCAGTGCACCAAATTCGCGGTTTGCATCCTGCAGAACCACTTCAGCGTCCCCGATCTGCTTGGTGATGGCAGTGTGTTGTTTCGCATCGAATGCCGGCACCTCCGCTTCCCAACCGTCCGACTTCTCACGCCCCCACTGCTCGCCCGTCACTGCCTTCCAAGCGCCCTTTGCTTCCCGCGCCTTGTCTTCGGCGAACTTCACGCCCGCCGGAAAACCGGCACGCAACATCGGCATCACGGTCTCGATGCGCTTTTCCTCACATTTCCGATCTTTCAACAGGCCACGCACCATCTCCGGCGTGGCCTTTAGGCCCGTCAGTTCATATAGAAACGTGCGGCGATCATCTGTGCTGGCGGCAGCAAAACGCGCAGGGTTCAACGTGTACGGCAGCGCGCCGAGATAGGTGGTCAAGCCCGTGTGCTTGCCGTCGGGCAGTGTGAAGCTTGCCGTGCCCACGTCTGTTTCGATAATCACACTGCCTTTCTTCGAGCCGTCGGTGATGGCTGATCCATATTCCTTCTTCAGCGCGACGCGCCCCATATGGCCGAGCAGTGCTGCATCGATAGCCTGCTTCAGGCTCGTCTTACCAGCGCCATTTCGACCAGCGAAGATCGTGACGGGTGTGTCGAGCTCAACGTCGATCGCAACGGCGCCGACGAACTTCGTGGTGGTGATGTGCTGGATACGCATGATTTCTCTTTATGTGGGTGGGAATCGTCGGCCTCGGCGTAGATCAGCGCGCCTAGAGGGGTCGGCGCTACATACGCCTTATTGCCGCCGGCGACTCCCGTTGAACTGTTACTCGACCGCTGCCAGGCGACGTCCGCCGCGCGTAGCCTTTTGCTGAACGGCGGTCCGATTTCCCTTGTCGTCTTCTGCGGTGACCAGTCCGTCGATTTCGAGTTGCTCGACCAAACCGTTCGCCCGTTCGTAACCGATCTTCAAATGACGCTGGACCCCGCTGACAGTGATTTTCTTCATCGTCTTGATGAGTTCCTTTGCCATGCTGTACATCGGGTCCTCGGACGCTGCGCCAGTGACGCGGTCGGCTAGATCTCCGGTACCGTTGCCGTTCTCATCGTCTTCATCCGGCTCACCACCTTCAGCATCCACGCTTGCGTAAACCGTCTGGCCGAGCACCGCGCTTAGCTTGGCAATATCCGACGCATCCGGATCGCTAATCTGCACGCGAAACTCGCAGACATAGCGCCCACCGTTACGTGGAAGAATCGAAAACTTGTTGACCTTCGCGAGCGCGAAGGCAATGTCGCTCTTCTCGTCGATTCCGTGATGTACGACGAAACGGCCGCACTCATATTTCACGTCCCATTTGATGGTTCCCATCTCCGGGTTCTTAACGATCGTGTACGGAACGGACTCCGGTTCAATGTCACTTTGAGGCGTATCCTCGCGCTTCCACAAAGACGTCTTCAGAGTCGGCGAAAAATGAACAATCGTTTCGTTCGACAGCTCGACACGAAAGCGCAAATCGATTCCGTTGACCTGCTCGTCGCCGTGAATCTCGCGTCGAAGGTTCAGGTGCACGAACTCCATGAGTACGCGGTCTAGTTGAAAGGACATATCTGCTCCGGTGGTGGGTGAAGACTGTGATTACTCGACGCTCGGTCCAGCGCCGCGCGTGCGACGGCTGCCGCGATCGAGCTTTGCGCGTACCTGTTGGGCAATCGTGGTGAGCCGAACCTCTGCGTCCGGATCCGGCACGTCGGCGATGAGCTGCACCGCGCTGTCGAGCGCATCGATCGTCGTTGCGGAGTTGAGACGTTCAGCGATCTGGCCTTCGCTGAGAGGAGTCTTTGAGTCCGACACCGCCGAAGAGTCGGCACCGGCTGGAGCGTCAGAGGACGCAGCCGCAGGTTCAGCCTGCTTTCCCTGAACGTCTTTCGATTGAACATCGGTAGCTTGCGTTTCAGAACGCCGCGCGGCGGGCGACATGGATGCCGCGCGCAGCGCGTCTACATCGACTGCGAGAGATCCATCGGGCTGCTGCACAGCCTCGATCGTGTCGAGTGCCTCTTCGGTGGTGCGGCCCATTCCCATGACGATGTCCGGCGCATGAATGTTCCCGAAGAAGGATCCGGCGCGGTACTGAAGCATCTGGTACTTCATTTCCGTTTGCCACTTGCTACCGGGCTTGCTGTACCAACCTTCTTCCACCGCCAGCTTCATGCTGACAGGTGCGGATTCGATGACGGGGAGGCTTGCCGCTTTGGCGTCCGCAAGCGAATGCACGTTCGAAGGAAACTGCGTCGTGCGCGGGAGAGTCCAGGCGATGCAGACATGGTTCTCGATCTCGACTTCTTTCTCGATCATGTCGTACCGCTTCTGATCGCGATTCCAACTGCCCTTTTCTTTGTATGTGGCCTTAATTAGCCCCTTGTTCACCATGTCGAAGCGCAGCGGGTGGAAGCGTCCCGAAGAGTTGATCGACGCAATGACAAACTTGGCGGACCAGGTTAAACGCCCTTCGATGATGTTGGCGTTCTGCATCACCGCCGTTATCGACATGCCGACAGCCAGCGCAGTCTCGATCGCCACAAGGCAATTTCCCATCGCTGACGGGTTAGGAATCTCGACATCGACGTAGTCGTTTCCCTGCTTTTCCCGCTTTGTTGTCACCGAGCGGAACGGTGCCGGCACGGCGTTGGACGACATGTAGGCAGTCGCCAAACGCTGGGCCAAAGCGAAGCCCTGTGCAGAAAACATATTGATGGTGATATCAGTGCCGGGTACAGCTGATGGCTTTTGAGCGACGTCGGATAGCGTGCGAGCCTGTGCCGGTGCGTTCATGACAGTGATCCTTTATTCGTGATAGATGCAGGTGTTCCAGCGCGCGCAATACGTCTTGCTGCACAGGGGGCTGCTTGGGTTTGGTGGAAAAATTCCCGCGCGGAACATGTCTGCAGCGAGTTGAATAAGGCCTGGCGCTTGATCGGTCCCGATCAGAACGCGGCGCGCATCAAACACGGGACTGATAGCGATCGGGGTCTTCGATGACGTTCCGAGTCCGATGATTTGCGCTCCCGCGGTTCGCTTGTGCGTCGTGTGCTCGTACATGAGCTGATACGTGCCCGTCTGCGCCGATCGGGCTTTGATGCTCGCTTCGCCATTGCTCACCACGCGTGCGCCTGTCTTCACGTCGGGAATGACTTCTCCTTCGTCAGTGTCCGCAACGCGCGCCCGGTCCATCGTTCCTGTCAACGTGATCGTGGTACCGCCGCCGCAGTCGATTACCAGCGGCTCCAACTTCATCTCCACGGCGACGTAGTTGAACGTTGGCGCCACCTCGGTGCAGTACCGCGTGGTCAGCGTCAAGCCGATCCGCTCTACTTCGGCGAACTTGATGTTGTCGTTCGAGAAGTCGGTGTCGTACTCCGGGTGATGCAACGCGTCGATGAACGCGCCAGCAGCGTCATCCGGTCGGATGTCCTCGCCGCGCAGGCGGGCCGAGTCGAACGTCGCGGTACCGGCGTGAACACCAGTGCCAAGCAACGCGCGCAAACCAGCCGGCTTGCGAATGCCGAGCAAGTGCTCGCCTTCGAAGCGATAACCGCAATCGAAGAAGCCGCCGAAAGCCGACGCGCGGATCGTGAGGTTGCTCATTACGTGGCACTCCGCGAATGCGCGACGGCATCGATCTGTGGCGGATCGGCAGGAATCAGCACCAAGCCGAACACGACGATCACGATCATCCCGATCGCGATGCTAAGCAGCGGATGCGCGTCAGACAGTTTGTTGAGACGGCGAAGCGTTTGCATGGCGGTTGGTCCGAATGAAAAAGCCGAGGTAAAAAGCAATCGGCACGCTGGCGATGAGCCACACTTTCAAGATCAGGAAAAACGTGGTCACGCTTCGCTCCGAAAGAATCCCTTCGGAAGTACGCACACCCACGGATTGCACGGAGTGAATGCGGCACCGACCGGATTACGCCGACCAAAGAACTCCTGACGAAACTGTTCTTGCTCGAGCGCTTGTGCATCTTTGAGAGCGCGATCGGCGCGACGCGTAGCGTCATCGAGCGCGCGACGGGCCGCAATGCGCTCATCGCAGATTTGCTGCAAAAACTCACGCGCCCGGCGGCGGTCACTACGTGCGAAAAACCGATATGCCAATTTCATTTCAAGACTCCAGTTGTCGAGAGCACGATTGAAACAATGACCGCCGCGCAACAAAGTACGAAGTAAGCGACGGGCCGACCCACTCTTAATTGCCTGCGATACGCGGTGTGTCATCCGAAGTGCGTCCCGCGTAATCAATCCCGTAGTTCACGGGCTGATTGAAGCGGTGATCCATCGTCGCGAGATCTGCGACCGGGGCGCACAGAGTCGGATCGGTTTTCATCAGCACCGCACGTTCGCGATCGCTGTTTAGGCATTGCATGTGAATGCCTGCCTTCATCAGATTCGTTGCCGTCGCGCCGACCAGATCCTTGCTGGTGTCAGTCATGCCTGGCTGGGTTGCGAGAGCGCGCCAACCAGCGGCGGAAGCTTCCAGCGCTCGCTTGCCTTGCTTCCACTCGCACAGATCGCCGTGCACGACATATGAGCCAGCCGCGCCAAAATTGATGATCGAGCCGCCGATCGTTCCCAACATGTCGCAGTTGTCTTGTGTGGGTGCGTTGGCCGGCGATGGCACATAAACCGTCGGCGTTGTGTGGAGCGTCGTGGTGCTGTCCCCGCCGTTGTTGAACATGATTTCCTGAGCATTTCCTGCGTTGTTCGCGCCCGCAGCACTTTGCGTTGTCGCGGCGCTCGACGAGCCTGCAGTAACATCCGCGAAGGCGCTTATCGAAAACATTGCCGCGACTGCGGCTATCGTGTAGAGTCGTTTTTGCACGTTGATCTCCTCGAAGTGCGTTGGTCTGAAAAGCCCTGGGTTGCCGCCTAGGGCTTTTCTCTTTTCAGGGTTGAGCAGCGCTGGTTAGTGGGCGAACGCGACTGCGTCCACGGCTTGCACGGCGCCGGCTGCTTGCACTGCGAGTTCCGCGCCGATTGCCGTCGTCGAGAAATTCGCGCCTGCTGCTGCCGTGTTGTCGACCTTGCCGAACGACTGATTGCCAGTGACGATCGAACCGTTCGAGCCAGTGATCGGCACATTGCCGTAGACATCGCCGTGACCGAACGACGAGCTGTTCTGCGTGGTGACCGTGCCAACCTGCGCGCCGTTGAGATCGAAGCCGACCGTTCCCGCTGCGGTGCCGATCGTATTGCCGCCAGCCACCTGATTGAAGCCGCCGTAACCCAGAACTTCGCCGGCGCTGACAGCGCTGCCGGATGAGTTGCTGCCTACGCTCACATTGCCCGAGCCATTGAAGGTCTGAAGCTGGCCGCCAATCTCGCCTTGTGCGGCGATGCCTTGCGCCGTTGATACGCTTCCTGCTTCTGCGTGTCCGACTGCAAAAAGTGCGGACATTGCGATTACTGCTGCTGCGATTGCATTGCGTTTCATTTCTTGATCTCCTCGATATGCGTGAACCCGTCACGCGGCGGTACTGCAAATTCAACGGATAAAAGGCGCGGCGAGCATCACCACAAAGATCAGTCCCAACGCATAGCTGACAGCGCGGTTCACCAGGTCTGCATCGCGGCATTGCGCATCTGTTACGTTCTTCACCGCCCTTCCCCTTCAAATCAATTCCGCTTCTTTTTCGAGCCGGTCGAAATACCAATCCGAGCAGTCGTCATCTGCGACGTACCGCGGTCGCTCGTCCGGTAGGTCTACGAGCAACATCGAATCGTGTGAGTCCATCTGATCCACCAACACTGGCTTCAACTTGCGTAACGCCATGGCTGCTCTCCTTTGCTTATCGCTTCGGTTGCAGGTCCATCACCATCTCAATCGCATGTCGCGTGATACTGGCTATCGGTTGCTTCCAAGCGTCCGGATAGAACGCCGAGTCGTCGCGGATGAAGTTGCCTGGCGCCCACAACACAGTCCGTCTGTCTGAAGCGAGGCGTACTACCGGAAGCGGCTTGAATTCGTTCATGATCAGATCTCAGTAGCCGAGCAGGTCACGCGCGGCGGACAACGTCGCGGGAATGACTTCGCGCTCCACGACCAGCTGGCCACCCGCCAAGATTGCTTCCGACGCCACGGTCAACGTTCCGTTACCGTTGTCGATCGTCGGTTCCGGGCGTTCGTGGCTGTCAATCCAAGCGATCAAGCGGTTTGTATTCATGGCCGGTCTCGTTCTGGTTTTGAAGCGCCGTTCGCGCTGCGTTGAACGAAATATATGCTGGAAAAACTAGTAATGCAAGAAAAACTAGTGATGACGCACAAATTTTTTTCAATGTGCTTTTTTGGCAACCAGTCGGCGGTCGCGCACAGGCAACACGGCCCGAGCGTAGGAAGTTAGTGGTGAAGACGGTGTGGAGGAAAGTGCAGCCCTGACGGTCGAGATTGTTGGTCGACCGGCCGTCATGTGTTCGCGCTGCAAGGACACCCTATCATCGACCGAGTCAATTCGGGTGTTCGGGTGTTGGACGATCAGTCGTATGCGTTGACAGCAGCGATCGCCTGCTTTGGACTGTCGAAAGTGCTGGTCTTCCATTTGACGCCGCGCTCGCTGTAGACCAGCTTGGCTTTGCGATATGTATAAACACCGTAGCCATTGCCATGGTCTTCAACTAGGGTCCAAGGAAGTTCAGGAACGGCGGGTACGGTCGACGGATCAAATTCGTACTGGCAGAAACGACACACAAGGGCCGCCGCCTTTACCTTCTCGGCGCAGCGCGGGCATACCTTCAGATTGCGAGGATCGTTTTCATGCTCTGCGGCCATCTCAGCGACAGTTTTCAAGCGTGAACAACACGCCACCGCTATAAGCGCGAACAAGCCAAAAAACACCGCTGCAAATCCCCAAGCACCCGCGCTACGGTTCTTCGCTCGCGCAACGGCAACCGTCGCCATGATGAAGACAACCCAAAAGAACAGCCAAGTCAAAACAGCCACCACATCCCCCGATGCCGCTTTCGAGCGGCTTAGTTGCAAAAAACTTATTCAGGTCGCCAGGAGCTCGGCCGGCAGATCGCCCGTACGAAATGCATCTTCTCGATTTCGTCACTTTTGAACGAGAGAGTTGCGTGCGCGTCGTTCACCGAGATCATGTGTGCCCGACCATGAGCTTTATAGAGGAAGCGCTTCACCATCACGCGACCATCTTTCGACACCACTAGAACGTCATCACCCGCCTCAACGGATTGATTCGGCTCGATTACAACAAACTCACCCGATTGAATTCTTGGTCGCATCAAGTCGCCCTCGCATTTCAATGCGTACGCGTTTGCATCGCGACTCAGCAATTCGACAGAGCCGTCGTCAAAACCTTCAGGATGTTCAAGATCCGCCCATTGACCGTTATCGCTCAGCTGCGCCACGCCCACGATCAGTATCGGTTTCGAATTTGCAGCCTTCTGTTCCGCCTTCGTCAGGCTCGTGTCCACTTTGCTTCTAGGTGCGGGCGCTTCTTCTGGCGTGCCAAACATCAGATACGCGTCGGTCGTTTGGAGCGCATCAGCGACTGCTTTTAAACGCTCCCTCTTCGGCGCCGTTCCGTCTTCCCGTTCCCATTGCTGAATTGTTTGCCATGCAGACACGCCGACGAGTTTCGCCAACGCCTGCATTGAGAGGCCTCGCTTTTCGCGCAAGTCTTTGATTCGTTTGTGTATAGACATGCGCGGGATCGTATTCGCTAGGTTTTCTTGTGTCACCACAGGAATTTCTAGCATTACTGGATTTTCTAGCATAGAATCCTTAGTCATGAACACACCGACGCCGCAACCGATGAATGCCGCCCTTGAACGCGCTATTGCGACGTTCGACTCGCTGTCTGCTATGGCACGCGCGCTGAACTTGTCCGGCTATCAGGTCATTCAAGAATGGCGCCGCCAATGTCGTGTGCCGGCCGAGCATTGCCCTGCGGTCGAAAAGCTGACCGGTGAGCCGTGCGAAGAGCTCAACACCAAAGTCGATTGGGCCTACGTGCGCGCGAATCCCGCGCCAACCGGAGGCATCGCTGGCGGCGTTGGTGTTCATAACGAATCTGGTGTTCAGGCTGAGCAAGCCTGAACGCAAACGGTGGTCTCCTCGCGCCGACCCCGTGGCGCGCGGTTTAGCCCGGCCTTCGGGTCGGGTTTTTTTATAAGTGAAAGCAGTCGAACGGGTCGGCTGGCTTGGTTGGGCAGGGTTCATATGGCATCCGAAGTGGTGCCTTTATTTGAACCCTGCTGCATGTGGGTAACCAAGTGTGTTTTTAAGTGGGTAACGATTAATTGTCGCTATAACAAGGCAAAAAAATGGACCAGCAAATTGAAATGCGGATGTTCGCTATGTATCAGGAACCCGCGAAGCTCCCTGACGTTGAGATCGAGACAATGACCTTTGAGCAGACGCTAGCGGCCGCGCTCGAGTTCGGCATGAAACGGTTTGACCGTAAAACCATGGCGAAGCTTTGCGGGATCCACTATCCGCATTTCCCGGATCTCGTCACGGGCCGGCGCCCGTTCCCCGCGAAACGCCTCTACAAGTTCTGCATGATCACGGCGTGCGACTACCCGCGTCAGTGGCTGGATATTCAAGAAAGGAAAGAGCGCGAGGCGTACAAGGCGGCAAGCGCAAAGATGCTCGGCGAATTCATTCAGCAGGCTATGGGTCGCGCGGCATGAGCTACTCCGCTTTCCTCGATAAGAAGGCTCAGATCGGCAGTCGCGATGGATTCGAGCCTGTGTGGATGCCTGACTACCTTTTCGACTTTCAAGCATCAATGGTCGAATGGTCGTTGCTGCAGGGCCGTGCCGCAGTCTTCGAGGATTGCGGTCTTGGCAAAACGCCGCAAGAGCTTGTTTGGGCTGAAAACGTCGTCCGGAAAACGAATGGGCGGGTGCTGATCCTGACTTGCCTCGCGGTCGCCAGCCAGCTAATCCAAGAAGCCGAAAAATTTGGCGTGGCTGTTACGCGGTCGCGTGATGGATCTGCCTATCCCGGCATTACGGTCGCAAACTACGAGCGTCTTCATCTGTTCAACCCGGACGATTTTGTCGGAATGGTGTGCGACGAATCGAGCATTCTGAAATCCTTTGATGGACGCCGGAAAGCAGAGATTACGGCTTTCATGCGCAAGATGCGTTACAGATTGCTTGCCACAGCAACGGCCGCACCGAACGATTACATCGAACTCGGAACCTCGTCGGAAGCGCTCGGTTGGCTCGGGCATGTCGACATGTTGAATCGCTTCTTCAAAAACGATCTGAGCAACTCCAGCACGGGTCGCGGTTTTATGGGCGCGGAAAACCGCTGGCGGTTTAAAGGCCATGCCGAACAGGCTTTCTGGAGGTGGGTTTGCTCGTGGGCCAGAGCGATTCGCCGCCCGTCTGACCTCGGGTTCGACGATCGCGGATTCAAGTTGCCGCCCCTGTATGAAGTCGAGCACCTCATCGAAACCGACAACATCGCCGACGGAATGCTGTTTGCATTGCCTGCGGTCGGTCTAAAGGAACAGCGCGATGAACGACGCCGCACACTCGCGGAGCGCTGCGAAAAAGTTGCGGAGCTTGTGAATCACACGGGACAACCGGCGCTCGTCTGGTGCCAGCTCAACGAGGAAGGTGATCTCCTCGAGGAACTGATCCCGGACGCGGTTCAGGTCAGCGGATCCGACTCAGATGATGCGAAGGAAGAACGTCTCATGGCGTTTTCCGCCAACAAAGCACGTGTGCTCGTCACGAAGCAAAAAATTGGTGGATGGGGCCTTAACTTCCAGCACTGCAACCACGTCACCGCGTTCCCCTCGCACTCATTCGAGCAGTACTACCAAGGCGTTCGCCGCTGCTGGCGGTTCGGCCAGACGCGCCCCGTGACGGTCGACATCGTGGCGACTGAAGGCGATCGCGGCGTGCTCCGCAACTTGCAGCGCAAAGCCGCGCAAGCGGATTCGATGTTTTCCGCACTGGTCGCGGAAATGAACAGCGCCTACGCCATTGAACGCTCATCCGTATTTCCGATGCAACAAGAGGTGCCATCGTGGCTGTGAACGATCAGGTCATAACAGATAAGTACGCGATTTATCACGGCGATTGTGTGGAAGTCATGAACAGCTTGCCCGACGCCAGCATTCACTTGTCAATCTATTCGCCGCCGTTTGGTGGGCTGTACCACTACAGCAGCAGCGATCGCGATCTATCGAATTGCTCGAGTTACGAGGAGTTCTTCGCGCACTACGCGTTCGTCGTGCGTCAGCTGGCGCGCGTGACGATGCCTGGTCGGATCACTGCCGTGCATTGCATGGACGTACCTAAAAGCAATAGCGGTACGGACGCAATGATCGATTTTCCAGGCGACATCATTCGACTGCACGAGCAAGAGGGCTGGCGCTATACCGGGCGTCGCATGATCTGGAAGGAGCCGCTCGCGGTCCGCCTTCGCACCATGCAAAAGAATCTTGCCCATGCGTCGCTAGTTGCTGATTCGATTGATTGTGGCGTCGCTTCCGGCGACTACCTTCTGACGTTCCGTCGTGACGGCGCAAATCCGGTTCCGGTCGCACATCCCGTCGGAATGCTGGAATACGCCGGCGAGCGTAAGCCACCTCCCGAGGTAATGCAGTACCGCGGTTGGACAGGAAAGCAAACCGAAAATCGCTTCTCACACTGGATCTGGCGGCAATACGCAGATTGCATGTGGGACGACATACGTCTGCAGCGGGTGCTGCCCTATCGCGAAGCACGCGACAGCGAAGACGAGAAGCACGTTCATCCACTTCAATTGGATGTGATCGACCGATGCGTCGAACTTTTCAGCAATCCAGGCGAGACAGTCTTCACACCGTTTATGGGTGTTGGTAGCGAGGTGTACAGCCCGATCGTACTTGGCCGCCGTGCCATTGGTGCGGAGCTGAAAGCTAGTTACTTCCGCCAGGCCGTTAAAAACGTTGAGGCCGCCGCTCAGGGATACCGCTTCGATAAACAAAACGATGAGCTGTTGCTCGAGGTCGAAGAAGAAGCGGAGGCCGAATGAGCGCCACTCGATCGCGCTATGCGAGACCGGGAGCCGAACGACTCGCATCGCTTTATACGGATCTTGGCCTTAGTTGCCCTGACATCGGTTGGCTCTATGAGCGCGATGCCAAGACTGTCCACCACTGGCTGCGCCAGGCCGGAATACCCACGCGGCCGCGTGGATCCGATCCAGCGCAATGGTTGACGTCCGGCGATACGCGCAGCTTTTCTGGAAACAAACATTCAGCGGAAAGTCGTGCGCGTATTTCGGTCGCATCGAAGGGCCGAAAGCCATATCTACGTAATGGCCAGCACTGGTTGCATACCGTCCCGGCTGATCAAAACCCGAATTGGAAAGGCGGCGCCACACCCGAGCGCCAAGAGTTCTATCGATCGGCTGAATGGAAAGTCGCATGCGTCGCCGTGTGGCAGCGCGCTAATGCCTGCTGTGAGCGTTGCGGGCTGGATTGGCGAGCCGTGGATCGCAGCGTCACGCCGACCTTCCACGTACATCACGTCTGGTCATTCCAGATTCGTGCGACGCGCTCACACCCGGCGCTTTTAGTCTTGCTATGTCGTCCGTGCCACCTGTTCGTACATAGCAAAGCGAACGTTACTCGAGAGTTCTTGCCGCAGGAACCGAGTTCAACACACTGGTCTGATCCGCTAACGATTCCTCTCACGCCACGTACCGAGGGGGCTGGACTACTCGCATGAAAGAAGAGACAGGAAAGCCGGACAAGAAAGCCCGGTACCGCAAGATCGAAGTCCGCATGTGGGGTGATGAGAAGTTTCGTCACCTCTCTCCCATTCCACCCTGCGGCCAGGGGCTATGGGTATTCGTTTTGACCGGTCCCCATACAGGCCCTATCCCGGGGCTGTTTCGGAGCGGTCGCGCGGCCATGGCGGAAGAACTCGATTGGGAATTGGAAGCCTTCGACGAAGCCTTTCGCGAAGCCTCTTCGCAAGGCATGGTCAAAGCCGATTGGAAAGCCAAGGTTGTATGGGTTCCGAACGCTGTTGCCTGCAACAAGCCCGAGTCGCCGAACGTGGTCACGTCCTGGGGATCGGAGTGGGATTTGATTCCCGAATGTGATTTGAAGCGCGAAGCATATGAATCGCTAAAAGCCCATATATCAACCCTCGGAGAGGGTTTCGCAAAGGCTTTCGATAAGGCTTTCTCTAAGCCTTCCGAAAAGGCTATCGGAAAGACATGCCTTAATCAGGAGCAGGAGCAGGAGCAGGAGCAGGAACAGGAACAGCAACAGCAAGTAAGTCAAACCCCTTTGTCGCTCTCGTCGCCTTCGGCGCCGAAGAACGACCGCGATGATGTCGTGGAAATCTTCGCCTACTGGCAAAAGAGAATGAACTCGCCGCGCTCTGCTCTCGATGCAAAACGTCGAAAGATCATCAAGGCCGCGTTAAAAAACTATTCTCCAGCCGACCTTTGCCGCGCCATCCGCGGTTGCAGCCTGACTCCGCACAACATGGGCAAGAACGATCAAGGCCAAAAATACAACGGCATCGATCTGATCTTCCGCAGTGCCGATCAGATCGATCGCTTCATTGCTAACGACATCACGCCACCGTCGACGGTCCGCCGCAGTGCCGCGCCAACGCAGGCCGATCTCGACGAAACCAACGCACGCGCGGAAGCACTGCTTCTTGGAGAAGAGGTGACACATGCAAATTAAGACCGATTTCCGTCAGTTCGCCGAGCTCCTTGATCAAGCCTACGCGCTGCAGTCAGCAAGAGTTCTTTCGGCCGAGGCCAAGGCGCTTTTTTTCGCGGCTGTTGCTGATCACTCGCTTGATTCGGTACGCAGCGCGATCTTCGCGCATCTGCGGGATCCGGTGAACGGCAAATTCCCAGTCCAGCCATCACACATCACCGCGCAGCTCGCCCAGATCGACGGACGTCCGGGTGCTGACGAAGCTTGGGCTGTGGCGCTGACGTCGGTGGATGAACGGATGACGGTAGTGTGGACCACTGAAACGCTCGATGCTTTTCTGATCGCCCGGACCGTGCTTGATGCTGGCGACGAAACCGGCGCACGGATGGCGTTCAAAGATGCTTACAACCGCCTCGTTGGTAACGCGCGCCGCGCCGGACGCCCAGTGGCATGGCAACCTTCGCTCGGATGGGATGCGCAGGTACGCGAGAAGGTGCTTCGCGCGGCTGCCGCTGCCAACCAACTCGCCGCGCCGATGGTCGCCGCTCTGCTGCCTGCTCCAGAAGAGCAAAGCGAGTACGACGAGCACAGGGCTCGCGCGAATCTTCAACGCATCCGTGAGCAGGTTGCGTCAATACCGTCATCGCTCGAGCGCATGGCGGCCGCGAAGGCCCGCCAAGCGGAATACGACCAGCAAATCATCCGGGAGAGGAAAGCCGCGTTGCGCGAGCAAGCAGAAGCGCTCGGCCTGAGTGATGACGGTTACGAGGAATTGCGCCAGTCATGAGGGAAATCGCTTTCACTATTTTTGGCCAGGCGTATTCGAAGGCAAACAGTCGGCAGCTAGTGATGCGCGGCAATAAGCCGTCCAACATTAAGAGCCCCGAAGCACTGGCGTACGAGTGCAGCGCGTTGAAGCAGATTCCGCCGATTTTCCGCCTACAACTGACAGGCGAAATGTGTATCTCTTTGTGGATGTACTACGAGACCGAGCGTCCCGACATGGACGAAAGTCTCGTGCTCGACTGCTTGCAAGATCGCTACGAGTCCGAATCGCTCACGAAGGCGCAAAAGGAAGTTTTGAAAGCGGCGGGAAAGAAGCCCAAACGGATCCTCGTCCAGAAGGGCGTGGTCGTGAACGACCGGCAGTTCCGCGAGCGGCACGTGTACCACGGTATCGACAAGGCAAATCCTCGTGTCGAATTAATTATCGAACCACGCATGCCGCAGCAAGTGGAACTTCAGTTGCCAGTCGCGGTGCCTACGCGTGTCTTTGACCCATTGGATGTGTGAGGACCCTTTGAAGCCAATCGATCAAACGCTCCTCCACGATCTCGAAAACGGCCAGGCCGGAAACTGCATGACTGCGTTCATCGCCTCAGTTCTGGAAATGCCGATCGAGGAGGTTCCCTACTTCGCCGAGGGTTGGCCGGATGGACAAGTCTTTCACCAGCGCGTGAATGACTTCCTGCGTGGCTTCAATCTGGCGATGCTGATCGTCGATTGCCAGGCGTATTTCTCGGCATACGGCATCTTCGGTGTCGTGCACGAGTTGAGCGGGCTGAGTGACCGCGGCGTTGAGCACGCGACGGTCGGTATAGACGGCGCGCTAGCCCACGATCCGCATCCTTCGAAAACCGGACTTTCGACAAAGCGCGATGAATGGGGCGTTTTCGTCGTGCTTGATCCTGCAAAGCCGGCTGGCAAATTCGCGCGGGGTGTTGAATGAATTGGACACACGACGGCCTAGCCGAGGATCTCGCGTCGCATATTCGCGGCCTGTCCGATCGGATGGTTTGGACCGACATGCAGCTCGGCCCAGCCGGCTCAAGCCGACCGGACGTGTACACGATCCCGTTCAGCTATTCGCGTTTCATGCCGCTCGCGTACGAGTGCAAGGTGAGCGTTTCGGACTTCCGCGCCGACGTGACCAAGGGCAAGTACACGGATTACCTCAAATACGCCAGCGGCGTAATCTTCGCCGCGCCCGCAAACCTGCTCAAGAAAACGGACATTCCGGCCGGCTGCGGGCTGATCCAACGATCAGAAGCAGGTTGGCGCGTTGCGAAGGCGCCGACACTCGTTCGCTGCCCAGAATTGCCGCGTGATGCGTGGCTCAAGCTGCTGATGGATGGCGGCCGGCGGGACCATGAGCGCCGCGCAGCGCAGGACCGTCACGCTCGCTTGACACTTAACGAGTATCTGGCGCTTGCAAAGGTTCGCGCTCGGTTCGGCGAGGTTGTTGCAGCCGCGGTGTCCGATCTCCTCGCGAAAACAGACCATCGAATCGCATCTCTCTATGCGGCTGCGCAGCGCGAGATTGACCGCGCCGACGAGCACTTAAAGCTGGCGCGAGAGGCGCGATCCGCCCAAACGAAGCAAGACGAGCAGCGCATCAGCAAAGCGCACAGCGATCTCGCTGCCGCCGTTGGTTTGTCCGCCGAGTCCAGCGTCTGGGACCTGGTGGCCGCCGCGAAAAGCCTTGCTACGCGCGCCGACGAATCGCAACGCAACGCCGAACTCATCTCTGCATTACGCAACGCGCGCCGCGCCCTTCGCCAATTCGAAAGCCTGGAGGATCTATGAACTGCAAACCTAATGAACTCGCCGTGGTGAGCCGAGTGAGTCCGGCAAACTCAGTTTTTGAGCGTGATGTGATCGCCCAATTACTCGGAAAGGTCGTTCGCGTATTACACGCAAACGAAAAGGAAATCTGGGAAATCGAAGAACCGCTTTCAGCCAAAGGCCCGTCGTTCTTTGGACACTACACACCGTTCACGGTCTGGGGTATCGGCGACTGCTTCCTGACGCCACTCCGCGGTGACCCAAACGCGGACGATGTTGAACACGCCAAAGACCTCGAGGTGACCGCTTAATGGGACGCTCATCGAAACCTCGACATGCGCATCGCCCGCGTTTCATCCGCATACCAATGACGGCTGGCCTGCACGACCAAATCGGCCTGGCGCTGCACACCGCTCTCGCGACGCTCGCCGTAGCGCCCACGCGTGAGCAGTTCGATTCCGTCGGTCAGATCTTCAACATGATCGGCATCGCCATCGAAGACGATGCGCGTTTCGAAGTCGAGTTCCAGATCATCGAAAGCGGAGCGCGCGCCATGAACCAGATCGCAGATTGTTATGACCGTACTGGGGTGCTCAGGCTCACCGATCTTGAACTCGCTCCCGTGCGCAACGCGGTAGTGACCTGCGATCAGATCACTTCGCGACTCGATGTGACAAAGCTCCATCTCGCAAACATGAAGATTGCCGCAATGAGGAACACAGCATGACCTGCATTGTTGCTATTAAGGATGGCTCCGGCGGTGTACTTATGGGTGCGGACTCTGCTGGCGTAGGTGGATGGAGCATTCGAACACGTGTTGACCGGAAGATATATCGCGTCGGGCCATTTCTTTTTGGGTTCACCTCGTCATTTCGGATGGGACAACTGCTCGCCTATTCGTTCGAGTGCCCGGTCCAAGGAACCGACGAATCGGACTTTCGTTTTATGGCGACGAAGTTTATTGATGCTGTGCGCCTGACCTTCAAAAACGGCGGCTTCGCACGAAGAGAATCGGAAACCGAAAAAGGCGGCGTCTTTTTAGTCGGCTATCGAGGCCGGATTTTCCGCGTTGAAGACGATTACCAAGTTGTCGAAATAGCACATGACTTTGACGCGTGCGGCTGCGGCGAAGAGATCGCGCTTGGTTCTTTGTACAGCACGACCGGAAAACAGTTCGGTCAGCGCGCGACTACGGCGCTGCACGCGGCTGCGGAGTTTTCGAACGGTGTACGTGGACCGTTCATTTACGAGAGATTGGAGGCGACGGATGTCTGAGGGCGTCTTTTGCTCCGTTATTCTGCGCAGCGCTGTCGACTGGCAGCGCGTCGTGAACGCAGTGCGGCCGAACGCGGGCCCGGCCGTCGAACGTGGGAAGCCGCTGCACATCATCGTCGTCTCCTCCGAGGCGGACGCGACGGACGAACAGCGCGCCTTCTATTTTGCACACGTGCTGAAGCGCATTGCCGACGAAGTGCCGGAAGAAGACGGCGATTTGCGGCCGGTCGCCTACTGGCACGAGAAGCTCGCGCTCGAGTTTCTCGGAATGGTCGAGACGACAAGCCAGCGCACCGGGCGAATTCATCGTCGGCGCCGGTCGGTTGCGCGGGGCGAGATCACGGTCGGCGAGATGGCGCGCTACATCACGACGCTGCAGGCGTGGGCGGCGAACAACCACGCCATCGAATGGGATTTCTGAGATGACCCTCTCAATGTTTCTTCTCGGTCTCGCCGCCTATGCAGCGCTCTCGGCGATCCATCGCTACATTGCGTACGCGCAGGTTGTCCTATTCGTCGTAATGGCAGCGTTGTGCGCAGGAATCGGCAAATGACGGCCCGTCTAGTTGGCGTTTCGTTCCCGAAAACGCTCACCTTCAGAAGCGAGGCCATCAGGCGTGCCGTCGTGCAACTGCCATGCATGCACTGCGGGACCCAGGGATATACGCAAGCGGCACACACAAATCAAAACAAAGGCGGAGGGATCAAAGCAAGCGACGCTGCGATCGCCGCACTGTGCGCGGATCGACCTGGCATTCGCGGCTGCCACGCGATGCTCGACCAAGGCGGGATTTTCACGAAGGCGGAACGCCGCGCTTTCGAAATCGAGATGGTGGCGCTCACTTACATCGCGCTCGTTGAGCGCGGTTTGCTGGTGGTACAGCGATGAGTCTGTCCATTGTTCCGATAAGCCTAGCTGAGGCAAACAGCGTGGTAGCAGCACATCACCGTCATCACACACCGGTGGTGGGCCACAAATTCAGCATCGCGGTCGCCAATGAATCGATCTGGGCTCTTTCGACCCACGCGCCGACGATATGCGGCGTCGCGATCGTTGGGCGCCCGGTGGCGCGTGGAAACGATGATGGATGGACGCTCGAGGTCAGTCGCTGCTGCACGGACGGCACGCGCAACGCATGTTCGATTCTTTACGGTGCCGCATGGCGGGCAGTGAGAGCCATGGGGTACCGCCGGTTGATCACGTACACGCTTGCCGACGAAGGAGGTGCAAGTGTTCGTGCGGCTGGCTGGCGCCTGGTCGGGTCACGGGGCGGCGGCAACTGGAACACTCCCGCCAGACCTCGAATCGACACGGTGCTCGAACTCCAAGGGCAAAAGCTCCTTTGGGAGGCCGTTTGACTATCTTCAAGAAACCGGCGCCCCCGCGCGAGATCGAGCCTTACGGCGATCGCCGCCGCGAGCGCGGACGCAATCCGCTTGAGATATTGATCGAGCGCGAGGCAGGAACCTGCAAAGGTTGCATCTACGTTATGAAATCGCCTCTAGGCGGCCCGGAAGTGGCGTGCCGAAAGCGCAAGTGCAAAGCGACATCGAAGATTGAGAAGACTCGACGCTGCGAGATTTACGACAATGGAGAACCGAAGTGAAAGCCATCTTCCAGAGCACAGAGCAAGCGCTCCACGTGTCGTTCCTGATCCTGTCCGTCCCGGCGATGGGTGAGAACAAGTTCCGGCAGTTCCTTATCCAGGTGATGGAGGATGCACCGGATCTGACAAACAAACAGTCTGCCTGGCTTGAGCAGCTGCGCGGCGCGCCGTCGACAACCGTGAACTTCGGCGGGCTGTCCCAGATGGAAGTGCGCGGGCAGTGCGCCATGATCGCGGCGGCCGTGCGCGATCGGCTGCCGACTACCGAGTGCGGCGCCCTGATGGCACGCTTCGGAATCGGCAATGACAAGGGTGAAGGAATTCGGCGCCTGGCGCTGCACGCGCGCCGGTCGTGCGGGGTCACTACGTTGGCGCCGTGCCTAAAACTGACCGCGCGTCACTTCCTGACCGAGGACGAGCGCGACGGTTTGTCGTTCCGAAATCTGGCCGACGAGTACAAGCTCTCGAAAGACGCTGTGTTCCGCGCGTCGGTCTGGATGAAGAAGCACTACCGCACGCTCGAGACGCTCGGGATCACGCGTTTGGACCGTAAATTTCGCGCGCAGGGCGTCGTGGAAATCGACGAGTACGATGAGGAAATTGACCCCGACGTGCTGGACGACGTGCGAAATCGCGCAAACCCTGCTCTGGCGGGGCATTGAAGCGATATTTCGCTTGAATTCTCGCGACAGTCAGACTAATATCTCGCCAGACTCACCGCAGATGTCCCTAGAAGCCCCGCTGGCGCAAGCCTCGCAGGGCTTTTTTGCGTTCCGGGTCAGCGTTTTCCAAACCCCTTGAGCAGGTCATCCAACTGCTTTTGCACCTTCTTCTCTTCATCCCTGAACTGGCTCGCATCGATCTTGTTCGCTGTTCCGCATGCTGGGCAGATCAAGCTCGGATCCCGTTTTGCCTCGCCTATCGTCGTCTTGATTGTCTTCTTGCAGTTCGCACATGGTATTTCCAGGGTTTCCTTATCGAAGTTCAGTGACACGGTTTCCTCGCTTCTTTTTGTTGTGGAAATCACATCATAAACCCGCCAACCCCCGCAAAAACGCCAACCAAACTCACCTTCAAGCCTGCTGATTGCTCCCGTCAAAGCCACGTCGAGCGCCGTAGATACTGCGTAAGTCCGAACGGGTTAGAACGCCCCGGCAGCACTCGCCGGCGGTCATGTATCGGCTCCCTGATAGCAGTCCGCAGCCTTGAGGGTGACAGCCGAATAGACCGACCCGGATTCGAATAGCTGAGCGGCTACATTCGAGCGGCGATCGCGCCGCGCGCCGGAACCACTATTCGCCGCCACCATGACCGCGCTGAGGCCTTCGGGCATGCGGTAGTGGCTTCTCTCTTCATCCGTTGTCGCTTCCACCTTTCTTTGCGGGATAGAGCAGTTGGCAGCTCGTCAGGCTCATAACCTGAAGGTCGCTGGTTCAAGTCCAGCTCCCGCAACCACATAACCCACCGTGAGGCCGTAAGTGCCCGGGGCAGCAGATGTTGTGCGTAAGACCCCCGGCCGGACTGGCTTAATACCGTGCATTCCCCTCGCCGCTCAGCGCTCAGCTCAGCGGCTTTTTCATTTCTGGAGCCCATGATGACGTTCAAAGTTTCCCTCCTCGCTGCACTCGCCGCCGCTGATGCTGTTACCGGCGTCGTACCCTCCGCACCCTTGCCCGACGGCGTGACGCAGGGCAAAACCCGCTTCACCATCACCGACAGCAATGGCGCAGTCGTCGATACGCAAGACGTGGACGGCCTCTCGGCCGACTTCACGGGCGTCGCTGACGGCACGTTCAACGCCTCGGCTCAGTTCCTCGACTCCACGGGCGCGCTGCTCGGCGACGCTGTGGCGACGTCGTTCGTGGACGCAGTGGAAGTGCCGCCGGCTGGTGGTGCCACGTTCACGCCGCTGGCAAGCCTCACGGCCACCGTCACGCCGGAATAAGCCTCCGCAAGGTCGCTCAGCGCGCCGCTATCAACCGCGGCGCGCTTTTCCGGAGGACGTGAGATGTCTGGATCAAAGACGTACCGCCCGCTCGCCGCGCTTCACGGTGAGGTTAAATGGGAGTCGCAGCCGCATCACGATCGCTTCTGGTGTCTCCTGGCCGGTTTCGGAGCCCACGCAGATAACGAGATCGTGCGCCTGTGGTCGCGCGTGAAGAACGAAGAAACACGGCTGGAACACGAAGCAGACGCTTTGTGGCGCCGTATCGAAGAATTTGGCGCCCACGAAGACGCAGAGATCGCGTCGCTGTGGCGCCGTATCAGGCAGTGATCTCCTCTCAGGACTGCAGAGTCCTTTAGCGCCCGCAGTTTCGACTGTGGGCGTTCTTTTTCGAGGCAGAACCATGCAAATCTTCGTGATCGGTCGAACCATCCAACAGACGCCTAAGGGTGGCGTCTGGGAAGTGATGGGCGTATTCGACGACGAACAGCGGGCCGTGGAGGCGTGCAAGCCCGGCGAATGGATTGGACCGCTCGGTATGAACGGGCGCACACCTGACGGGCCGCAGCCTTGGCCGGGTGCGTATTACCCGCACGCGCCCAAGTGGACGCGGCACTGTTTCAAGGTGAACGCGCTCGATTACCGTCCGATGGCCTTCCCGCCGCCCGGACCGTATTGGTGTAGCGGACACGGCGAAGGCTTCGCTCAACTCGTTGCCTACTTGCCTGCTGGCGAGAACCTACGGCACTGGTGGCCGGATGCGCACGATGTCGAAAGCGAACCGAGAAACGAAATTCGCTTCACCGAAATATTCCCTCAACCAGACTGGTGGAAATAGGTAGTTTCTTCTCGACTGTCGCGCCCCTGAGACGAAGAAATCACTCACACCGACATGTTTAAAACCGGTGCTGGCGGATCAATCCCATGCAAACCCCTTAGAAGGACACGAATGTGGCTCTCTGCGGCGCTAAAACCCGCAGCGGTCAGCCGTGTGCGAACCGTGCCATGCCGAACGGCAGGTGCCGCATGCACGGGGGGAAAAATACCGGTGCTCCTGCCGGAAACCAGAATGCGCGACAGCACGGCATTTATTCCGCCGCGCTGACTGCTGACGAAGCCGGAATCTTCGACACGATCGTGGTCGGGGAACTGGATCAAGAAATCAAGATTGCGAAGCTGCAGCTGCTGCGCGCGCTCAATGCGCAGAACGTGGCGGCTGGAAAACCTGAACTTGATGAATACACGCGGCACACCGGGCGCGGTTCGAAAGGAAAGTCTCGCGAGGAAAAGCACCGCACGCGCAATTACACCGATGCGATTCAAAAGATCCTCGGACGTATCGGCGATCTGGAAGTAAAGCGCGCGACGCTGCTTGAGGTTGGTCGCGGTGGTGGTGACGACACGCCGACGCCGGATTCGGTCCGTGTGTCCGTGCAGGACGCCACCATGACAGCTGACGAAATCGCTGCCGCAAACGACGCTAGCGAAATCTGATGCCGACACTCAACACGCCGCAAGCGGAATTCCTTGCGCTCAATCGCAAGTTCAAAGCGTTCGTGGCCGGGTTCGGATCCGGAAAGACGTGGGTGGGCGGCGCCGGTATCTGCGCGCATATGTGGGAACACCCGCGCATCAACGCCGGGTATTTCGCGCCGACGTACGGCCAGATCCGTGACATTTTTTACCCGACCATCGACGAGGTCGCCTCCGACTGGGGCTTAAAAACCCAGATTCGTGAAGCGAACCGCGAAGTGCACCTGTTTTCCGGGCGCAACTATCGCGGCACGATCCTGTGCCGGTCGATGGACAAGCCGGCTGAGATCGTCGGTTTCAAGATCGGGCACGCGCTGGTCGATGAGCTCGACTTGATGGCGAAGCTCAAGGCGCAGACCGCCTGGCGCAAGATCATTGCGCGGATGCGCTACAACGTGCCGGGCCTGCGCAACGGCATCGACGTCACGACGACGCCCGAGGGCTTCAAGTTCGTCTACGAGCAGTTTGTGAAGGCGCTGCGCGAGAAACCGTCGCGCGCCGCCATGTACGGCCTTGTGCAAGCGAGCACGTACCAAAACGCCAAGAACCTGCCGGCGGACTACATCCCGTCGCTGCTGGAGTCGTATCCGCCGCAGCTGATCGAAGCGTATCTGCGCGGCCAGTTCGTCAACCTGCTGAGCGGCGCGGTCTATCCAAACTTCGATCGTGAAAAGAACAACACCACGGTCGAGGCCGAGCCGGGTGAGCCGCTGCACATCGGGATGGACTTCAACGTCCTGAAGATGGCGGCCGTGGTGAGCGTCATTCGTGACGACCATCCGTACGCCGTTGACGAACTGACCGATGTGCGCGACACGCCGACCATGGCGCGCCTGCTCACGGAGCGGTATCTCGACAAAGATCATTCGGTGCTGATCTACCCCGATGCTTCGGGCCAGAACCGCAGCAGCAAGAACGCCAGCGAGTCGGATCTCTCGATCCTGCGACAAGCGAATTTCACCGTGCGCGTGAACGGCACCAACCCGGCCGTGAAGGATCGCGTCAATGCGGTCAACGCACAGATCCTGAACGGTGTCGGTGACCGGCACTTGAAAGTGAACACTGCGCGCTGCCCGAAGCTGACAGAAGCGCTCGAGCAACAGCCGTATGACCTGAACGGAGAGCCCGATAAGTCCACTGGCGTCGATCACGTCATCGATGCGCTCGGCTATTTCATCCAGAAGCAATGGCCTATCAGGCGACGCTCTATGACGGAAGTGATGTGACATGTCGAAACGAATCGTCAAGACGGCCAGCGCCGCCCTCGCCCGCACGAACAAGCCGGTAACGGTCGGCGATGGCCTGATCAACGTGGTTGCGGGTCTCGGCACGTCGCGCGACAAGATGTCGTACACGGAGTACGACGCAGTCCAGGCGATGACGCAGTTCCAGCTCGAGCAGATGTACCGCTCCAGCTGGCTTGCAAAGCGAATCGTCAACGCGGTGGCGGATGACATGACGCGCGCCTGGCGCACGCTGACGTTCGATGACAAGGGTGGCAAATCACTCGCAGCGGTCCAGAAGACCGAGAAGCGCTTCGACGTGAAGGGGAAATTCAATGCGGCGCTGCGCTGGTCTAGGCTCTACGGCGGCTCATTGATCGTCATCGGTACGCGTGACAAAGACCTGTCGAAGCCGCTCGATGCGACGCGTATCAAAAAAGGCGACCTGCAGTTTCTGCACGTGCTGGATCGCTGGCGCGCCGCCCCGTCTGGCGAGATCACTGACGATCTGAACAGCCCGAATTTCGGCCTGCCGTCGATGTACATCATTGCCGAGAGCGCCGTACAGATTCACTGGACTCGTGTGCTGCGGTTCAACGGCCAGAAGCTGCCCTACTTCTCGTGGCGCGCCAACGGCATGTGGGATGACAGCGAGCTGCAGCACGTCTACGACAGCATCCGCCGTCGCGATTCATCGTCTGCAGCCGTCGCCACGATGCTGTTCGAAGCCAACGTCGACGTGGTCACAACCGAGGACCTGAACGAGATCCTCAGCCGCAAGGATGGTGAAGCGCTGCTCACAAAGCGCTTCCAGACGGCTGCGATGTTGAAGTCGTTCAACCGCATGTTGCTGCTCGGCGGTACCGAGAAGTACGAGAAGAAAAGCAACACGTTTGCCAACCTCGACAAGATCCTGCGCGAGTTCGCGGTCGACGTGTGCGGCGCGGCCGACATTCCCATGACGCGCCTGTTCGGGCAGTCGGCCGGCGGATTGAATGCCAACGGCGATAACGATGTGCGGAACTACTACGACCGCATCGTGGCCGAGCAGGAAAGTGACCTGCAAACGCCGCTCGAGTACCTCGATGAGATCGTCATTCGTTCCGAACTTGGGTTCATGCCCGAGAACTATTCGAACTCGTTCAACACGCTCTGGCAGAAGGACGACAAGGAAGAGTCTGAGATCGGCCTGAACGATTCGCAAACTGACGATGTGTATCTGAGTGCCGGCTTGGTCAGCAAGCGTGTAATCGGTCGTGCACTCAAAGCGCGCGGACGTTACGACCTGACTGACGAAGAGATCAATCAGCTGCCGGACAAACCAGAAGAAGCGCCGGAACCACCAGCGCTGCCTGCGGCGCCTCCTATCGCGACGGATCCCGTCTCAACCAAGAAGCCACGATGAAAACGGTAATTGCAAACGACCGCATGACGCTGTCCAAGCGGACCGTCACGGCGGACGGCCATCTTGTCGCGCCCGCCGTGATCGCACGCGTCGGCACCCAGTCGTACCGCGCGTACGAGCTTGGCCTGACAGACCGCAACCCGATGGCCAGCGTGCTGCTGTACCGGCCGCCCGAAGAAGTGTTCGCGCCGGACAGCATGCACACCTTCGAGGGCGTGCCGGTCACGAACGACCATCCGGAGGGCAACGAGGTCACGGACGCCAACCGCGACGAAGTGACGGTCGGCGATGCCTCTGGAATTGAGCGTGACGGCGACTTGATGAACGGCGTGCTGACCGTGAGGGATGCCGCCGCCGTCAAGGCCGTCGACGAAGGCAAGGTCGAGGTCTCAAACGGCTATTCCTTCGAACTAGACATGACGCCGGGCTTTACGCCGGACGGTAAGCCGTACCACGGCGTCCAACGAAACATTCGCGGGAACCACGTCGCAATCGTGGATTCCGCGCGGTGTGGCTCTGCGTGCCGTATCGCAGATTCTGTTTCTCCCCTTCCTAAAAAGGAAAACACGATGGCAACTCGTAAGCTGCTCATCGACAGCATCCCGTTCGAACTGGATGAAGCCGCCGCGGCTGCTGTCGAAAAGATCGTCGCCGACCGCGACGCCCTCAAAACCAAGGCTCCGGTCGCATTGCCGGTCACCTACAAGATCGGCGACAAAGAGCACACCATCGCCGCTGACAAGGTCGCTGAAACGATCCTGACGCTGCACGGCACGATCGCAGCGAAAGACAGCGAGATCGACACGCTGCGCAAAGACGTCATGACGCCTGAAGCGCGCGACGCCATGGTCGGCGACTGGGCGAAGACGCTCAACGAAGCCAAGCGCCTCGTGCCGACGATTGCGACCGACGGCAAGACGTGTCTCGCCATCAAGCGCGAAGTACTCGCGAGCATCGTTGCCGGTGATTCCAAGGCGAAGGCGATCGCGAATGCTGTGCTGGGTGGTGTGACGGCCGACAAGGCTGAAGAACCCGCCGTGCGCGCCGCGTTCAATGCCGTTGCCGCATCGGTCGAAGTGGTTGCAGCCGACGGTGCCAACGCCGCACAAGAGCAGGCCGTGAAAGACGCGCTGCTCGGTCGCACCACCGTGACCGCTGGCGATGCGGACGACGAGCTGAGTGGTCCCGAGCTGCTCGCGCACCGCATGGCCAACGCCTGGCAGGCCACCGCCGCCTAAACCACAACGCTTCTCCGACTTAAAGGAACCATCATGAGCATCGATTTGGGCACGCCGGGCGGTCTTCTCCACGACCCGGGCTATCCCGGCATGATCGCGGACATGAACATCCCGACGATCGAAAGCAAGACAAACGAAGGCGCCACGGCAATCGACTTCGGTCGAATCGTCGCGCGCGGCACGACCGCCGACGACACCTGCAAGGCACCGGCGGCAGACGCTGATCAACTGATCGGTATCGCCGTTCGCTATCCGATCCGTCCGGCGAACGCGTCCGATATCGTTCTGTACAACCAGTTCGACACCGTGCCGATCCTCAAGCAGGGATACATCTGGGTGCTGGCAGCCGAGGCTGTGACGCGCGGCGACGCCGTGCTGAGCCTGACGGCCGGCGGCGGCACCATCGGCGGCACGACCGGCGGTGCAGCAGGTGCAGGTCGAGTGGCACTCCCGAACGCCAAGTGGGAAACCACGACCGCGTCGGGTGCGCTCGGCATGGTTCGTATCACGCAGTAATCCACGATCCGCTCAGGGAGCATTTCACAAATGAAGAAAGACAAGTACGCCGAACGGCGGATCGTCGCATTCGATTCGATCCGTTCCGGCCTCGCGCGTTTGATCGGGCCCGCGGTTATCGCGGGTGACGACAACAACGCAATGGCGTTTCTGGTGAGCCAACTGGCTTACACCGAGGCGACCGTGTTCAACCGCCAGTACACGCCGATGCAGTACGAGCAGTTCGTGCCGATCGACATGTCCGGCGGCGAATGGGCGGACTCGATCCGTTACCAAGTGATGGACTTCGTCGGTCGCGGCAAGCGCATCAGCGGTAAGGGTCGCGACATTCCGAAGGTCGACGTGGGAATGGGCGAAAAGAGCAACCCGGTGTATCAGGGTGCCATCGGCTACGACTACACGACGGAAGAGCTGCGTCGTTCGGCGTATCTGCGCCGCCCGCTGCCCACGGCTCGCCTGATGGCAGCCGAAGACGGCTATCGTCGTCACATGAACCAGGTCGGTCTGTACGGCGAAAAGGATCTGACGGGGCTGTTCAACAACCCGTCGGTGCCGCACGGCAATGCACCGACCGGCAACTGGACGAACCCGGCAACGACGGTCGCACAGATTCTTGCGGACATGAATTCCGGGCTGAATCAGGTGTGGACGGCGTCTGGCTACAACGACATGCCGACCAACGTGATTCTGCCGCCGGCGGACTTCTCGTTCATCGCCAGCACGCCGCGTTCGGCCAACACCGACACGACGATCCTGACGTACCTGCGGCAGAACAACATCGCGAAGACGCAACGCAACATCGAGCTCGACATCCAGCCCGGTTATGGCCTGGATACGGCCGGTGCAGGCGGCACGGCGCGCGGCGTGTACTACTTCAAGGATCCGTCGCGCCTGTCGATGTACATTCCGCTGCCGCTGCGCTTCCTCGCGCCGCAACCGCAAGGCCTGGCCGTGGACATCCCGGGTGAGTACAAGTACTCCGGTGTGTTCTGGCGCTATCCGAAGTCCGCTTACTATCAAGACGGCCTGTAAGCAGATCGACGAAGCCTGCCAGTCGTTCGAGAAAGCCCCGCTCCCTAACCGGTGCGGGGCTTTTTGCATTTCCTGTAGTTACATCAACGAGGAGATATCTCGTGTCGAAAATCATCGTAAAGAACACCGCAGAGCACGACATCGTGTTGACAAAGGCCAGCGGCAAAGGGGCCGTCGCAACGCTGACGTTCCCGGCCGCCATCCAAGACACGGACGGTACCACCGGCAAAGACGTGCTGAAGGCCAGCGAAACCGAGGTCGACGCCGACGAGCTCGACATGGTTCGCAAAGACAACCCGGTCGCCGACCACTATTTCGACGAAGCAATCCTGCGTGTCGACACCAAGTCGAGCGTCGGTAGCGCGCCCGCCAAGAAGACCACCCCGCAGAGCTGAGCACATGACGCCCGACGACTTCATTCTTCAGTTTCCGGAGTTCGCCAACGTCCCGCCGACGCGAATCCAGTACTGGATCAATAAGTCGGCGGTCTACGTCGATTCGACCGTCTGGGGCACGCTGGCAGACGATGGCGTAGCGTATTGGGTGGCGCACCAGCTGTTTTCCGGACAGCAAAACGCCGCGACTGCAGCACAGAGTCCTGACGAAATAGGTGCGGTAGTACTCAAAGCCGGTGACACGACCATCCAGTACTCGGATAAGGTCGCTTTGGCCCGGCTCACTGGTGATTCGTATCTTGGATCGACCTACGGGCAATATTTCCTTCAACTTCGCCGCAGTGTGGGCGCAGGAATCTTCGCCGTATGAGCTTTCTCTATCCGCGACTGATCGCGATCAGTCGCCCTGCGGTCGCCGACGAGCCGAGTTTGACGCCGGCCTATAGCGGCCTTGATCCAGTTGCGGAAACACCGGTCGCGAAAGACATCCGAGCAAGCATCCAGCTCGACCGCCAAGGGCAAAACAACGCCACCGGCCTGCCGTCTGACGGCAAGGCGACGCTCTGGCGCGTGCTGTTTCGCCGGGAAAACGGTCTGCTGCAGGCTCGCGACGTGATCACGGACGACCTTGGCGTGCGCTATCAGGTGCTGGCGCCCTACTGGAACTCGCTGGGCTATAACGCGCTCGTCGAGCGGCTGGAGACGTGATGAAACAGATCAGGATCGGGAGCGAGGGTTGGGATGGCTGACATTTCCGACGTGCTCGACGTGCTTGCGTCGCTTGTCACCGGGCTGATGTATCCGAACGGTACCGGCGCACAGTCAGCCGTCGGCACCGCCGTGCGTGCCTATCCCGGATGGCCAGTCGCAGCCAATCTGGACACCGACTTGAAGGCCGGCAAGGTCAATGTGAGCGTCTTCCCGACCGCCGTCGAGTCGAATCGCACGCGCTACCTACGCAAGTGGCAATCCGGTGAGGCGCAGCCACAGTCGATCTTTCTGACAGCGAGCGCGAATCTGATCGTGGCCAGCGGGCAGGTGCCGGCCCCTTTTGTATCGCACAACCTTGCGGTGCTCATCAGCAATGTCGCGTATCTCTACCCGGTGCAGCCGTCCGATACGCTCACGTCCATCGCTGCGGCGATCGCGTCGCTGCTGGCCGTTGACTATCCCGGCACGAGCAGCGTCGGCGGCACCATCACGATGGGCCAGTCGTACCACGGCACCGAGATCGTCACGCGCGGCGGCACCGTTGCCACCGCCTCACGTGAATTGAAGCGACAGCAACGACTTGTGCAGATCACCGTGTGGGCTCCGACGCCGGACCTGCGTACAAAAGTCGCTAGTGCTCTTGATGTCGCGTTCGCTGACATCGCGTTCCTAGCGATGCCCGATGGATCCGCCGCGCGGCTGACGTATCACGACACGCCGATGACGGACATGCTGGAAAAAGCGCATTTGTATCGGCGCGACCTGCGCTACTTCGTGGAATACGCGACAACGCAGATCGAGGAAGCCGCGGTTGTGGTGGACGGCAAGGTCGTTCGTCAGGATCCGGTCACCGGCGTCACCATTTCGATCAAACACTACTGAGGCAGTCCATGGACGATACGAACAAACCCGACGCCAAGCCGACCAAGACCGCTTTCGAGCTGATGGTCGTGCATCCCTTCGGCGATTACGAGCGCGGCCAGCGCATTACGGATGCCGACGAGATTGCGAAGGTGCTCGACAGCGAGAACGTCAAAAGCGTGAACCGAGTCGCCGCGCAGCAATAAGCGCGCAGCACGATCAGCAGGAGCCGCCTTCGGGCGGCTTTTTTCATTTGGAGCGTCGGAATGACGATTTATCAGGCAGGACAGATCAACCCGCTGGCGATGTATGCGCCTGGCGTCTACACGCAGATCGCGCAGCCGTCGACGTCGTACATTCAGGGCGTTCAGACCAACGCTCTGGGTTACGTCGGCGTGGCATCGTGGGGTCCGGTCAACAGCCCCGTGCTCAGCGGCTCGCCTGGCGACGCGCTGAACAACCTCGGACTGCAAGTCGTGCGCAAGCGTGACCTCGCAACGGCGCTGGCAATCGCCAACATGCTCGGCGCGAACAACGTCCAAAGCGTGCGCGTCACGGATGGCACCGATGTGGCAGCGACCGCCCTGTTGAAAGACACAGCGGCGGCCACCGGTGCGACGTTGACGGCCTTTTATACGGGCGTCGTCGGCAACACGCTGACGGCAGCACTTACGGCGGGGAGCAAGGCCAGCACCACGAAACTGACGATTTCGCGTCCCGGTTTCACGCCAGAGGTCTACGACAACATCGTCGGTACTGGCGCCGCGCTGTGGGCCGCGCTTGTCTCAGCAGTGAACAACGGGATCTCGAACCAACGCGGTCCGTCGCAGCTCGCGGTCGCGACCGTCGGCACCTCATCTGTCGCGCCGAACCTCACAGCCACAGTGACGTTTGCTGGCGGTACTGACGGCGACGCGAGCGTGACCGACGCTATGCAGATCGGCGCCGATGGTACGAGCACCACCCGCACCGGGATGTATGCACTGCGCGGATCTGGCGTTATGACCGCGGCGCTTGTGGATCACACCGATTCGACGGCGTGGAACACGATTCAGCCGTTCGCGATGCAAGAAGGCATCTTCTTTGGCGAAGCCGGATCAGTCGGCCAGTCGTATACGGCCGTCTCATCCGCTCTCAACACCGCGGGCGCCGATACGTACGGGCTGAAGGTGCTGGTCGGCGACTGGGTGTACTGGAACGACAACATCAACGGCCAGGTGCGCTTGCTTTCGCCGGCAACGTTCTGGGCCGCGATGCGCGCGACGCTGAACCCGAATGATTCGACGTTGAACAAGGAAGTTTCCGGGGTTGCAGGTACGCAGCGCACGCTCGCCAAGGTGCCGTACAGCAATCCGGAACTTGCCGCGATCGCGCAGGCGCGTCTGGACTTTCTCGGCAACCCGTCGTCCGGTGGCAACTACTTCGGCTTCCAGACCGACCGCAACACGTCGAGCAGCACCGCGACGAACAGCGAGGCGTACACGACGATGACCAATTTCCTCGCGCTGTCGTTCCAGAACGCGATGGGAGATGCAATCGGTAAGCCGCAGACCGATCAGTTGCGCAAAGACACCCGCGCAAAAATGAATGCCTTTTTGACGGACAACTGGGACGCCGGCTTTATCGGCGACCCGAACAATCCGTCCAAGCCGCCGTTCTTGGTCACGCTGGATGACACCAACAACCCGCCGTCGCAGGTGGCGTTGGGTGTGATGCAGGCGTACGCCAAGGTCAAGTACTTGTCCATCGTCCGCGAATTTCTGATCACCCTCGAAGGCGGTCAGTCGGTTTCGGTCACGGTCCAGTGATACACGGCCCCGACGGGGGCCATCAGGAGCAACTAAATGCCAAACAATGGCTTTTCTGTATCGCGCGACCTGTCGGTAAGCATCAGCACGACAAACGGCGCGCTTCAACCGACGCTTGTGACCGGTTTTGAGTCGAAACAGGACACGACGGAAAAGAAGGTCAAGGGAATCGACGGGCGCGTGCGCAACGTGGTTTTCCCCGACGGCTGGTCGGGCGGTTTCGATATGGAGCGGCAAAACAGCATCATCGATGACTACTTTGCCGGATGGGAAGCGGACTATTTCCAAGGTCTGGACGTTGGTACCGGCGTCATCACCCAATCCATTGCTGAACCGGATGGATCTCAGTCGCAATACCAGTACACGAACGTCAGCTTCAAGTACGACAACGCAGGCAAGTGGGCTGGTGACGACACCGTCACGCAGCGCCTCACGTGGATCGCTGAACGCCGGATCAAACTGAGCTAAAAACATGAACCAACGAGTTACCGTAAAGCCGCAGTCGGACGCTGCAAACAAAGGCGAAAGCGAAGTGCTCACGCCCTCGAAAGAGATCGTGCGGCAAGCGAATCAGGTGTTTGAAGTGACGGACTCGCGCGGGCGCGTGATCGGCTTGAAGAAGCCCTCACCGCTCGCTCGCATCCGCTTCATCGAGGCGTTGGGCGAATCGTCATCCAATCGGCTGTGGACCGGCATCATGAGCCAGTTGATGTACGTCTGCTCGCTCGAAGGCAACCTCGTCACGACGCCCATTTCAAAACCGGAAATGGAAATCCTCTATCAGCGCCTCGATGAGGAAGGCATGGACGCGCTCGCAGCCGGCCTGGCGGAACACTTCAAGAGCGACTTCGGCCTCGACATCGACGCCGCAAAAAAATAGCGGCCGACCCAGCCCAGCGTCGAGGGCTGTGGCTGTGTCGGCATGGCATTCCGTTCGATGTCGCGTTCGGCATCGACGAGACACGGGCGTTTGCATGGTCGGTGATCGTCTCTGAGCAAGGTGGCCAGCAACAATTCGACTGGCACACCGGTAAGTTCGTGCAGAGGTCGACGTGAAGACGTTCAAAACCTTTGGCGGTGCGGCGAACTACCTGCGCCGCCTCGCTCTCGAAAGTCACGAGGTGACCGCTCACATCGCGGAACTTGCCGGCGTGCTGGTAGAAGCCCGGGCGAAGGGCATCATCGGGCACTACCAGCCACGCCTCGATCAATGGACCGCATGGGCGCAGCTCAAGCCGAGCACTGAAGAGCATAAGGCGCGCATGGGCTACCCAGCCAATGCCCCCCTCGAGGCCAGTGGCGCCATGCGCGACAGCATCAAGCACGCAGTGCAGGCCGGATTCTTGGGCGCGACCGTGGTTGTCGGCACCGACGACATGAAGATGGTCTATCACGAGTTCGGTACCGAAAAAATGCCTCCCCGGCCTGTCCTCGGCCCGGCCATGTACGGAAGTCTCAAGGACATCGAGCACATCGCCGGTTTGACCGTGAGCACGTTCCTTGCCGGAGGTGCCTGGAAGCGACCAATCAAAGCAGAGTGATAAATGGAAGCCTTCAAGGTAGGCAGTACGCTGGAAATCCGCGATCTTGCGGGCCCGCGGTTGCTCGAGCTGGCAAAACTGTTCGACCGCATCGAGCGTTCGTCAGCGGCGGTGAACAAGAACCTGCGAATGCTCGGTGCGCAGGCTACCGGCATCCGCCAGGCGGCGACCGCGACACGCGCGCTCCAGCGCGACATGTTGCTGGCTGAGAAAAGCGCCGCGAGATTCAGCGCTGGTCTAGGCGGCGTCAACGCGGGCAAATCCGTCAGTGCGCTGAAATCAGTGCACGGCGAGTTTCAGCGCGCGACCAGCTCAGCTAGCGCGTTGAATGCAGAGTTGAAAGGAATCAGCGCAGAAGTGCCGGGCCTGCGCGCCGCCGGAAACGCCATTGAGGCGATGGCGCGGCACTTGACTGCAGCCAGTCTGCGCGCCGGCACGCTCGCCTCTCACATGCAGCAGATCGTTGTCGCTGGCGGCGCCATGCCGCGCATGCCGCCTATTCCACGCGGTGGTGGAGGCGGAGGCGGCGGTCGTGGCGGCGGCCATGGTGGCGGCTTGCACGGCGGCAACGCGCACATCGGCGCCGGTGGGATCGGTCTGGGCGGTGTCGGGCTCGGTTTGAGTGCTGGACTTCTTGCGCCTCTGGCGGCCGGGTATGTCGGCTACGCAGCCGTATCCGCTAGCGCGCACGCGGCCGGCGAGCTGCAAACAGAAATCGCGCGCTTTCAAGCGCTCGGGCTGGGCGATCAGATGAACGCCGACGCGGTGAAGTTCGTTCGCGGCATGAATACGATCGGCACGAGCCTTACCGAGAACATGACGCTGTTCAAGGATGCGCAGACCGTTTTCCGCGACTCCGGCACGCTCGAACACGCAAAGATGGTGACGCCGCTGCTGTCCGATATGAAGTTCGCTGCCGAGTCGCTGTATGGCAAGGAAGGCGGCGCCGAGACTGAAGCGAAGTTCATGGACATGCTTCGTGTCATCGAACTTCGCAAGGGTTTGAACAACCCAGGCGAGTTTAAGAATCAGGCGAACATGATCTTTCAGGTGCTGTCGACGTCTGGCGGCCGTGTCGACGCGACGCAATACCTGAACATGATCAAGACAGGCGGCGTCGCGGCAAAGAGCTTGTCCAACAAGGCAATCTATTACGAGCTCGAGCCGATCATTCAGGAAATGGGCGGCAACCGGGTCGGTACCGCGCTGATGTCGTCGTATTCGAATTTGGTTCTCGGACGGCTCGCGAAAACTTCCGCGGCAGAGCTGATGCGGCTTGATCTGCTCGACAAGAGCGGTGTTGTATTCAATCAGATGGGATCGATCAAGCAGATCAAGCCGGGCGCGCTGAAAGGCACCGACATGTTGCAGTCGTCGCCAGTCGATTACCTCGAGAAAGTCCTGCTGCCGGCGTTCACGGCAAAAGGCATTACGACCGAGTCGGACGTGCTGCGCGAGATCGGCATGATCTTCTCGAACCGGACCGCTTCCAATCTGTTTTCAACGATCTATCAGCAGTTGCCGACCATCCGGAAAGGAGAAGAGATGTCTGCGAAGGCGCTCAACATCGATCAGGGCAAAGCGATCGGCGACAAGACGTACGAAGGCAAGCAGCGCGAGTTCGAAGCGGCGTGGAACACCTTCAAGACCGTGTTTGGTGAATCGGTGTTGCCTGGCGCCACGGCGGTGCTGACGGCCGGTACCGCTTTCTTCAGGCAACTTTCTGCGTTCACTGCGTCTCAGGATCGCGGTATCGCCGAAGTACAAGCGCAGCCCGGTTTCTGGAGCAAGGTCAGAGCGACATGGAACTGGGCGAATGGGAACGACAAGGACACGCCAAACCCTGTCGCTACGCCCGCAAGTCCGAACACCACGGTTCACGTTCCCGTGCACCTTGACGGGCGCGTGATAGCCGACGTCGTCTCCGGCCATCAGGCGCGCGCGCTGTCCGCGCCGCTCGGTAGTGGGATGTTCGATCCGGGCATGCAACAAACGCCCCAAACCTTGAAACGGTGGTGATAGCGATGGCAAACATCGTCTTGACGCTCGGCGATGTTGTGTTCTCCGGGCTGGAAATCCCAGAGAACATCTCTTTTGGCGGTCGTCAGCAACTCGCGGTAAAGCGGCTCGTCGGTGGCACGAAAGTCATTGATTCAATGGGTGCGGACGAAGCGCCGAAGTCGTGGTCCGGCCTGTTTCTTGGGTCGACGGCGCTCGCGCGCGCCCAGTCGCTCGATCAGTGGCGCAAGGACGGCCAGTCGGTCGTGCTGACGTGGGACACGTTGCGATATCTCGTCGTGGTCTCGGACTTCGACGCATCGTACGAAGCGCCCTTCCGGATCCCGTACCGCATCACGTGCGAAGTCTCCGAGGATCAGACGAGCCCGGGCGGTACTGGCGCTTTCGATCTGGACTCTGTCATCCGGGGCGACATGACCTCGGCGACAGGCCTGGCTGGGTCAATTGGTGATGGAACGCTCAGCAGTTTGACATCGACGCTCTCTACGGCGGTTTCGACAGTCTCGGACTTCGCTAAAGCAGCGCAGAGCACGATACAAACGGTCGTCGCGCCTCTGAACGCAGCACGTCAACAGGTCCAGACGTTGATCGCAAGCAGCGAAAACACGTTGAAAAACATCGTCACAGTCGGCGGGATATTGCCGAATAACCCACTTGCAACTAACGTCTCACGCCTCACCACGCAGCTCAACACCAACCTGTCGACGACGTTTCTCTACAAATACGATTCGTCGCTTGCGCGGATGGCCACCAACCTCGGTCAGGTCAACTCGAGCGTGAAGACCGTGACCGTGGCAGGTGGAAACCTGTTCGATATCGCATCGAAGTACTACAAGGATGCGACGTCGTGGACGTCGATCGCAAAGGCAAACAACATCACTGATCCTGAGTTGACCGGCATCACAACTCTCGTGATCCCGGCCAACAATAACCCCGTCGGTGGGGTCCTCACCCAGTAGAGAAATGCATGATTGACGCCAACACGCCCCTCGTTCGGCAACCGCGGGGACTTGTGAAGGTAAATGACTCACAGATCTCTGGATGGACTGATCTGAACGTCGTCAACAACAGCTTTTTCGCCGCAGATACATTCCGTGTCACGTTCGCCGAGTCGATGCTGCCTGACGAACGCGACGCCGGATGGTTTAGCGAACAGACGGACATGTTCATCGAGGTGTTCGCCGGGTTTCCGGACGATCCCGAATCATTTTCGGCGAGCGATCTCACCAGCTGGATCTACGGACAAGTCGACGATATTGACTACGACCCGGTGTCGCGCACGATCGAAGTGACCGGTCGCGACCTGACGCGCGTGTTTATCGACGCGAAAACAACCGAGAAGTGGCCGAACCAGACGTCGTCGCAGATAGCGCAACAGCTTGCCGCTAGTCACGGGCTGACGGCCTCCGTGACACCTACTGCGACGCTCGCTGGGAAGTACTACGAGATCGACCACGTCAACATGGCGGACGAGCGCACGGAATGGGACATCATTTCCTACCTCGCGCAGCAGGAAGGCTATCGCGCTTACGTGCGCGGCAAGGTGCTCTACTTCGAGCCGGCGCCGGATGAAAACACGACGCCTTATCGCATCGTATGGACGCCGCCCGATGATCAGGGCTACGCAACCTGCAACGTCGAGCGAATCAGGTTCAAGCGAGCGCTGACAGTCTCACGTGGAATTCAGGTTGTCGTGCGCTCTTTCAACGGAAAAACCGGAAAAGCGATAACGGCCACCTATCCGAGCAGTAAGGCGCAGTCGATCAAGCCTGGTCAGTCGAGTTCCCAACCGCAGGTCTACCGACGGTCGATTCACAACCTCACGCAACAGCAGGCGGACCAGCGCGCGCAGCAGTGGTATCGCGAACTGATCCAGCACGAAATGAAGGTCAACTTCGAGACGCCGGCCGACGACGATCTGACCTCGCAGGCCGTGCTGCAAATCCTCGGTACCGGCACGAAATTCGATCAACGCTATTTCCCGGAAAGCATCACCCGCTCTATGGATGTACGCGGCGGCTACTCGTCGGTGTGCTCCGCAAAGAATCACTCCCCAGAGTCCCAGGCAACGGCATGATGAACCATCACCTGCTTGCGAATGCCCAAAAGGCGATAGCTGGCGCAGTTGACAGCGCGACGGCCGACTCTCGCATCGGCCTGATTAGCAGCTATGACCCCAGCACGCACGCTGTAAAGGTCAAGATTCAGCCGGAAGACGTCGAGACCAACTGGATGCCGGTGGGCGCGCTGGGTGTAGGCAACGGCTTCGGGTTGCTTGTGGGCCCGAACATCGGCGACATGGTGATGGTTGAATTCGCCGAGGCTGATTTCGAGTCCGGCTACATCACCGGCCGCTACTTCAACGTGTCGGCGCGCGCGCCAGCGGTACCGGCCGGCGAGATCTGGGCGCTTCACGCGAGTGGCAGTTATCTGAAATTCCTGACGAACGGTGACGTGCAGATGCAGGTCGCGCGCAACTTCGCAATGAGCGCTGTAGGCACAGCCAGTTACAGCGCGTCCGTTCACCAGTTCTACGGCCCGGTCACGACGAGCGCGACGCTGACGACCGGCAGCGATATCACCGACAACACGGCCATCGGAAACACCCAGACTATGAAAACCATGCGTGTCGCTTACGACGCTCACGGTCACCCAATCAGAAACGTTCAGGGCGGCTCGAGCACGATCGTCTCCGACGTGCCCAACGCGCAGGTTTGATCCATGAACGATATCTCGCAGTATTTCGGCAACGACATTGACGTCTCCCCGACCGGGGACCTGCTTGTCGCGAATTCGACGGTGACTGGCGAGCAGCGCGTATATCGACGTCTTTTGACCAATCCAGCGCTTGACGATCGCAACGGCAATCCGATCGCGTCGGCCGATTACACGTTTCACCCTGATTACGGTGCCGGCATACCTCGTAAGGTGGGACGCCCTGCCGATATCGACGGCACACAGTCGCTTATCCAGGCGCAAATGTTCAAGGAATCGGCCGTCGCGTTATTGCCGGCCCCAAAGATCTCCGTCGTGCTCGATGGAAACCTCATGAGCACCGTCGTTCGCTATATCGATGCGCAATCCAAAGAGCCGGTCGTGCTCGCTTTTGACATAGGGCAATAAATGTCGGACCTGCAAACCAAGTCGTTCACGACGATCGTGCAAGACTATGCGGCGGCGGTTCAGGGTTACTCATCGCGGCTGGTCGACTTCACGATCGGCTCTGTGCTTCGTGCACTGTCTGAAGCTCAAGCAGCATGCGTCTTGTGGTTGCAGGGCATGATCCTGCAGGTGCTCGCGAAGACTCGAGCGGCAACCTCGAATGGAGCGGATCTCGATTCGTTCGTTGCAGACTTCGGGCTTACGCGACTCCCGGCGTCGTTTGCGACCGGCCAAGAGACGTTTTCACGCTTCACGCCTACTCAGCAGGCGGTCGTGCCAATCGGCGCACTGGTGCAAACGGGTGATGGATCGCAACAGTTCGCTGTCGAGCTCGACTCGACAAACGCCGCATACAGCGCCGCGCTTGGTGGCTATGTTCTAGCGCCGGGCGTGGCGAGCGTAACCGCGCCTGTCATCGCACTGACCGCTGGCACCGCCGCGAATGTCGTTTCAGGATCCATCAGTGCGCTCGCCCAGGCGATTCCGGGCGTCGATACGGTCACGAACGCAGCTGCATTAACCAGCGGAGTTGACGCAGAGACAGATCCTGCGCTCCGTGCACGCTTCATTTCGTACCTGAAGAGCCTATCGAAGGCCACGAAAGCCGCGATCGTCTATGCAATCCTGTCGTTGCAACAGGGCATTACCGAAACGCTCACCGAAAACCAGACCAAAGCAGGTGTGTACCAGCCTGGCTATTTCTTTGCGGTGATCGACGACGGATCCGGCGCGCCCCCCGATTCGCTAGTGTCGACCGTCTACAACGCGATCGACCTTGTGCGCCCTTTTACCGTGACCTTCGATGTCTTCAAGCCGAACGTGGTATCCGCAAGCATCGTGATGACTATTGCGACGGCGGCCGGCTACACCCACAGCGCTGTGGTGGCAGTAGTGATCGCCGCCCTACAGAACTTCATCAACACCCTGCCGCGCGACTCAACCACGCAAATCATGCTGCTTCCGTACAGCAAGCTGGCGCAGGTCGCGTATGACTCTTCTCCGGGCGTGACGAACGTCACCGGCGTGACGCTCAACGGCGGAGTTGCGGACATCAGTGCCAGCGCGCAGCAGACAATCAAGGCAGCAACTTTGACGGTAAATTGAGATGGCGACTGGCGACAACGACGACATTTTCTCGCGGCTGATGGGCTACTTGCCGCGCTGGTTTGGTGATAGCCCACCGGTTGTGACGGCGCTGATGCGCGCTGCGGCGACCGGCTTTGCGTTCATCTACCTGCTGATCGGCTACGCCATCCTGCAAACTCGGATCAAGAGTGCAACGGGTGGCTGGCTCGACATGATTGCGGCCGATTTCTTTGGCACCGATTTAATCCGCCGCACGAATGAATCGGACCCGTCCTTTCTAAATCGAATCATCGTCAATATGTTCCGCGAGCGAGGGACTCGCGCAGCGGTGGTGAAGGTGCTTAGAGATCTGACGGGGCGAGCCCCTTTGATCGTGGAACCCAAAAGAGCTAGTGACACCGGCGGATACGGCGGGACGGATGCGATAACGATCATTGGAAGCCCGCAGATCTTTCGCAGCGACTGGCAAGGCGTGCAGCAGCTGTACTCGACACCACGCACGAACAATGTAGCGTCAATCAACAATTTCTCGGCGTACCTTGGTACGACGATCGCAGCAAATGCGGGTGTCGCGCCCGACGGATCGAACACGGCGTCACTGGCGTCGTTCACGTCGAGCGCTGGAGGTAACCTCTATTACTTGCTGAACAACACCCCGAGCGCACCTCAAACTTACTATATTTTTGCGAAGGCGGGTTCTGTTGGCGCGCAATTCACGCTAAGCAACGACAAGCTTGCGCCAGCTCCGCTGGCTGTTTTTAATCTATTCACCGGTGCCGTGGTCAGTTCGTCGGGCGGCGCTACAGCAGCAATTTTGGCTGCACCTAACGGGTTTTATCGGTGCGCGATTACGTTTTCCGAACCAGTATCAATAGCGCAGGACTCGTTTGTCGTGTATCCGTTGGATCGGCCGGGCACGATCTCGCTTTGGGGGGCACAAGCAGAGCAAGCTTCGTCGCCTAATTCGTACATTCCGACGATGGCCGGGTCGGCGACAGGCACCGACTTTTCGTACAGCGCGAGCGGTGCGATTGTGTTTCCGGCCGCTCCCGTGGTCGGCGCCGCACTATCATGGTCCGGCACGTATGCGAGCGCTCAGAAAGGCTCGAACGTCGCGGTGTCGAACGCTAACTTCTCGGTTGGCGACGGGATCACGAAGACGTTCTCGGTCGCTCCGAAATATGGATACCTCGGCGGCTACGGCGTTGCCGGCGCGTATGGATCTTTGCTGTTGCCGTATCAGGCTTTCATCACAGCATATCGCCCGAGCGGCACCGGCATTCCATACGTGGCGGGCTACGGAACATCGCCTGCTGGGTATAGCGTTGGCGCCCGCGGCGAATACGCGAGCCTTGCAATGGTTCAGACAGCCGTTACCGACGCCGACATCTATGCAGCTATAGCCTCAGTCATCCCCGCAGGGACAATCGCCTGGACACGTATTAGCAGTTAGATTCCCGCCGAAGCATCTCAGCCCGCCGATATGCGGGCTTTTTCATTTCTGGAAACCAATCCATGAAGCGTCAAATCGTTTATCCAGGTGCGATCCCGCTTGAGACCGACATTCTCAGCACGAACAAGAATGTGATGATCGCTATCGGTCATTTGCTGCAAGACATGATCGGCACCTCGACGTTGTATTCGGGTCTTGGCTGTGTGGCGACAGCGCCCGCTGGGATGACTGTGAATGTTAATCAGGGGCGTGCGTATTCGCTGCAAGCCACAGACACGGGCGCGTACTCGTCGCTCGCAGCCGATGCGCATCAGATCATGAAGCAGGGCATTCTGCTCGATGCAGTCAACTTTTCTTGTCCGGCACCGACCACGGCCGGTTTCTCGATCAACTACCTCATTGAAGGCGCGTTTCAGGAAGTCGACGCGGGTTCGGTCGTGCTGCCGTACTACAACGCGGCAAACCCCGCTCAAGCGTATAGCGGCCCGAACGGGACAGGCACATCGAACACTACGTATCGGGACAATACCATTCAGTTGCAGATCAAGGCTGGTGTGGCAGCGGCAACCGGTACTCAGGTGACGCCAACGCCAGATGCCGGCTTCAACGGACTGTGGGTTGTCACAGTCGCGTTTGGCGCGACAACAATCACGAGCGGCAATATCTCCCAATATTCTGGCGCGCCGTTCTTGAGCGCTGCTCTGCTTGCTCAGATTCAAGCTATTCCGCTGCACGGAATTTCTCGATTTACCGCAAGCGGTTCGTTCACGGTCCCTGCTGGTGTTACGACGATTTATCTTTCTGCTACTGCAGGCGGTGGCGGCGGTTCGGCTGGGGGCGGGTCGACGACGTCGCAAATTGGTAGCGGCGGTGGCGGTGGCGGCGCTGGCCAATCGGTCATACGGGCACCCTACACGGTCACGCCGGGCCAAGTCATCGCAATCACCGTAGGAGCTGCCGGCACTGCCGGTGCCGGCGCATTTGGAGCGGGCGGCGGTGGAGGGACCGCCGGTGGCACAACGCTGATTACGGGGTTGCAGTCGTTGGCTGGTGGACAACCTGGCTTTGCCGGCGTCTTAGCCACATCAGGTTCTGCTGGCGGCGCAACTGGTGGCACTGGATACCCGAACGGCACCTATGGAAGCGATACGACGCAAGGAAACGCGAGTGGCAACGGTGGCGGCGGAGCGTCTGGTCCATTTGGTGGGGGCGGCGGCGGCGGTGCTGGCCGCGCTTCCGGCGCGACCGGCGGGGTGAATGCGTTCGGCTTTGGTTCTGGTGGCGGCGGCGGCGGTGGTGCTTACGCTTTTGCAAATACCGCAGCCGGCGGCAACGGCGGCGCCGGCTCCCCTGGCCTTGTAATTATCGAATGGTGATCTGAATGAACTATGCGTATATCGAAGGCGGTGTTGTCACGAACGTAATAGTTTGGGACGGAGAGGACGGCTGGACGCCGCCGGAAGGCGTGACCATGGTCGAATTACCCAACGATAGCTCTGTGGGCATCGGCTTCGCCTACGATGGAGCGACGTTCACTCCGCCGGCACCTCCAGTCGTTCCGCCGCCCACGGCAGCCGAGACGCTTGCGGCAAACTCTGCGACCCGCGACGCTTTACTTGCGCAAGCCACATCGGCGATTGCTCCATTGCAAGACGCGGTCGATCTTGATATGGCGACAGACGCTGACGGTGCCGCGCTAAAGGCGTGGAAGACATATCGGGTGTTAGTCAATCGCGTTGATCTAACGCAACAGTCGCCTGTGTGGCCAGTTGTTCCTAACTCTTAACTTCAAGGGGCTGAGATTCTATCCACCTCTTGATCCTGCGATCGAGAGGTACTACTTCCCGAGACACGACGAAGAATCTTTCCTGACCACTTGATTGCGGGCTCGTCTATCCAGGTGGTCATAAGTCCCGAAGCAAAGTAGGTGACAAGAATAGTCGATAGTACCGAAAGGCCGATCGCGGCATCCTTAGACACGCCAGTCATGCGTTGCAAGTGATCGAAAACATACATGCCCACGCTCATGAAGATTCCCATGTGAACGAGGTAAAAACAATATGAACGACGGCCGAGTTCCCTACCTAGCTCGAACACCTTTTTAGCAGCAGCGTTTGTCAGAACGACATAGAAGATGCAGGTCGATGCGGCGGCGGTAATCAGATAGTCGGGATGCCAAAGGTTCAGCGATTCTACGGCCCACGCTAGAGGCGCATGAAATGACGATGTTGCATGATAGCTTCCAAGATAGAGTGCGACGACGAGCAACACGACGGACCGAGCGTTGGATAACTTCTTGCGAGGAGATTCTGCGGCCCATACACCTATGAAAAACGATGCGAACAAAGTTCCAAAGTAATCTTCTGTCAAACACAGAGCTAAGGTAATGACTATGTACAGGATCCAGCGGTTCGGTATGCGCTTTGCAAGCAGGCACACAGCGAATACCATCATCGAACCTAAGAACTCGATGCGCATAGTCCATGCTGGCGGGTTATAAACTGGGAACCACACCAAGTAGTCGCGCCATACACCCTCAACGATCGCGTCGTAGAGATTCGGATTCGCGTGGAACTGCTCTCTCGCCCAAGCTGACACGGTTGATAGTTGATTGAACATCAACCCACTTTTCATGACCGCGTAATTGAGCAGGCACACGAAAAGCACCGGAGGAGCGAGCCTGAAGTAACGCTTCACAAACATGCCGCGAATGTGATCGCTGTCTCCCGACCTAAAAAACTTGACGGACAGCACATAGCCGCTCAATACGAAAAAGATACTGACCGATAGGTTGCCGTTGTAGACGATCGCCAAGGGCGAATTGTAGACAAGCCGCATCCAAAACGGGCTTTGAGCGTTCGTCCCGTACTCAAGCCAAGGATAGAACGCCATTGCAGCGTGAGAAAAGATCACAGCCAATGCGGCGAATCCCCGTAGGCCATCTAGAGAGTAGTTTCGTTCGGTCATGGGAATTTTTAGGAGTTTTCGCGATTTTAGCAGGTCGATCAAATCGGCCTCTTTATCAACGCGACTGGTGTCCCATAGGTTGTAACCACTTGAGCAGATACATCTTAAGCCACCGACGGTGGTTTTTTTATGCCCGGACATATCATGACAGCGACGTCGACCGACCTGACATTTGATCAGGGTATCGGAAATCAGATTGTTATCCCAAACCTCAAAGACTCGTCGGGCGTATTGCTTGACCTGACGAACTTCATAGCGCGGATGCAGATCCGGCAAGGTGCGGCGTCTCTTCTACCGTTGCTGACAAAGTCATCGTCTGACAGCGGAATCGTGCTGAGCACCACAAAGGACGGGCAAACCGTCACCGCCAATAGCATCACGATCTCGGTCACAGACGACGACTGCGCGGCCTTTCAACCTTCCGCGTTAGCCATAGGGCCCATCGCACAAATCTTCGACGGAGCACCGACTTACGCGATGGGGATATGGGAATGCCGTGTCTATTCCCAAAACGGTCAAGGCTATTCGGTTGCACGCGGCAGCGTGTATTTGACATTGGCCGTGGTGCAAAGCGACGGCACGAGCACGCCGGGCACGCCGAGTTCCCCTAGTTCTCCGAGCAGCCCGTCATACGCGCCGGCCAGCGTTACAGATGGCTCGACGTTCGTTGTTCCCGATTCCGCTCAGGTTGTATCGGCGATGCCGATCCAGATTGACGGCACCCTTCAAGTCGATGGCTTCCTGATTGAGGTTTAGCACATGCCATTAGTTTTAAAGAACGTGGATCCGTCAACGGTTCCAACGCCGCCGTCCGGTCACACCACGCAGTTCACCGACCTGAGTGGGGTTGCGCGGCAGAAAGACTCGAGCGGCAATGTCACGGCCGTGGGCGCTAACAACACCAGCACGCCGATCAGTGTCCTGCAGGTCGCGACCTATGCCGCGCTTCCCGCGACGCCTATTGGCCTTTACCTTGTTGTCGCCGACGAGAGCAAGGGTGGCGGACCTAGTTTTTACCTCTTCACCACCACGCACCGTTATTGGTTTGCAATGGTCCAGGACGCCTAAAAATGACGAACATCATATATTTCCCGGTGCAGGATGTAGCAGCTGAAACCGCGCTGCAGGCGATCGAGCAGAATCAGCCGGCGTTGAATGCCGATGGTGGCGCGCTTGCGCACGTGACAAATTTCCCGCAGACGCAGGCCGTCAGTGTCGCGACGCTCCCGCTCCCCGCCAACGCGGCCGCCGATGGAACCGACGGCACCGGCATCACGCCGCCGGCGGGGGCTGTGGGTATCCGTGGGTGGCTCTCCGGGATCTACAAAGCGTTAAGCGGAACGCTCGCAGTCAGCGCGACAGCACTGCCGTTGCCGAACGGCGCAGCAGCAGACGGTACAGATGCGACGGGAGTCACGGCGCCGGCCGGCGGCGTAGGCATCCGCGGTTGGTTGTCAGGAATTTACGCAAAGCTGACTGGCACCCTGACGGTAGGCGGAACAGTTGCAGTGTCCGGCACGGTTCCTGTTTCCGGGACGTTCTATCAGACGACGCAACCCATCAGCGCGTCAGCGCTTCCCCTTCCGAGCGGCGCGGCGACGGATGTATCGCTGACAAACGGGAATCAGAAGACCCAGATCACGTCGCTGCCCTCGCTCCCGACCGGGTCTAACGTTATCGGAGCGGTGAGCGTCTCAAATCTGCCGGCGACGCAGGCAATCAGTGCAACTACGTTGCCGTTGCCTACAGGTGCTGCGGTGGAAAGCGGCGGCAATCTCGCGACGATCGCAGGCGCGCAGGGCGCGGGCGGCACTTCAATCGCGCAGCCGACCGGCGGATCGGGATTGCTAGGCTGGCTGTCTGGCATCTACAAGGCAGTGACCGGCACGCTGGCCATCAGCGCCGCGGCTTTACCGCTTCCGGCGGGTGCGGCCGCAGACGCCACGCTAACCAACGGGAACCAAAAAGCGCAGATCGTCCCGGCGTTCGCGCCGACGGCGAACAGCCTGGCAGGAACGTGCGCGGCGGCCGGCACAGATTACACGGCGTTGCCCGCTAACGCGGCGCGGCGCTTCCTGATGATCGTCAATACCCATGCGTCCGCGTCCCTTCTAGTCAGCTTGGTCGGATCTACGACCGCGACGAACGCGCCATTAATTCCGCTTGTTCCAGGGCAAGGCTTGGTGCTGGACATCGCTGTTCCGAACACCGCAGTCCATGTGCAATCCGCCACAGCAGGCGCAACTTACAGCACCGTCGAGGGTTAAGACATGAGCGGATTTTTTTCAAAACCGGTGACGCCGACTCTGGCCTCTTTGGGGCTGGACCAGGTCAACAACACGTCGGACGCAAACAAGCCGGTGAGCACGCTGCAACAGACCGCGATCGCCGCGGCCGTCAACCCGACCCGACGCACGTTTTACAGCAAAGGCACGTCGACGGCCAATGTAATTGGCACGTCTACCAGCACGGTGTATCCGATATGGACGATCCCAGTCCCAGCCAATACCTCGAATTTGCCAAACAGCTATATCGAAATCAAAATGCGGGTCAACGCGAACTTGAGCGGAACCGCAAAAACGATCACTGCATCCATCAACAACCAAGACCTCGGCGTGTCCCTCAATTTGGCGGGCAATGCATCGGCCGATCTCACCATCATCATCCAGAACAAGAACGCAACAAACGCACAGCAAGTGACGAATAGCTCCGCCCCTAACGCCGTTGCTGTTCAGACGACCGTGGATATGACCGTCGCGCAAAATATCACGATCATGGGCACGCTCGCGACTGCTGGCGATACCTTGAATGTCGGTAGGATCACGGCAGAAGTATCAAACGCATAGCCGGCACTACACCACGCCTGAGTGCCGGCGTTTTTCCTTTTTATGGCGTAAACGGGCACTACGATTATTCTGACGTCCAGAAAGCAGCAGTCTTGCCCAACCTCAAGACCTTGGGCGCAGGGACTTATCGACTCACGTACGAGGGAAACGACGCTTCGTTAAACGAGATCATCGCGACCGCGCAGCGTTTTCGCGCAGACGGTACCGGAAAGAAGCTCTACGTGACGCTGGATGTCAGCACGGTCGACATCAATACAGGCGTCACCTTTACGACGGAAGCTTTAGCGCGCGCCTACGGACTCGCGACGGCAACTTACGTTGCAACGGCTTTGGCATCTTACTCAGACGTGGTCGTAGGGCTCGAGTGCGGCAACGAAATGACGCGCAAAGACAGCCTGATGCCGAACAGCGTTGTCATGGGAACGAACGCCAGCGACTTCAGCAATACGAAGTGGCCGATCTTCCGCGGCGTGATGGCTGGATGTTTGCAAGGCGTGCTTCAAAATTGCACCATCATGCCGTTCTCGTGCGCTTGGACATTTGCGGAGATCGCCGCACCGCAGATGCTCTGGGACGGTACGAACCCAGACGGCACGAGTGGTGGCGAGTTGGTCCGCTTCCCGGGCTATGGCGTACACAGTTATCACGCGTGGAACTACCCCTATGCCGCGCCGGATAGCAACCACAGCGGTTGGATTCCATTCTTCAATTACATCGAGCAGTTCAAGATTCGCTTTAACGGTCCGTACATCGTGATCTCGGAAGCGAACGGAGATGCGGACAGCCAGGCTGATGCGGACATGGCCGCATGGAACTGGCGCGTTCTGGTGGATACGTACAACAGCCGTTTTGATCTGAACATCCTTGGCTATATCTACTATGCGATGTTCGATGCGGACTACAAGTGGGGTTGCGTCGATTCGAGCGGGCTTTTGATCTCCACGCGCGGGCAATCGCTTCGACAATTTATTGTCAGCCATCCAGACGTCGACCCGTTGTCGCTCGAAATGCGCGCGCTCAACATCTTGGGCAAGTTTCCCGCGGCAAACATTCGCTACTATCGCGCGTCCAATGCATTCAGCAACCCAGTTGCTACAGGTACGCCTTCAAATGGTGGGCAGGTTCCGCTCTGGCCTGACGTGTTCCAAAATACTGGCGCTGCCGGGGTTCAAGGTACGAGCCCGCCAGTATTCGCAAGCGGCGCGCAGCCTGCGTTGACGTTTAACGGCAACGGCTATTCGATGGCCGCGCCGTTTAACCTGGTCGGAGATGACTTTGCAGTGATCGTTGGCGCCGCGCCAACCGGTACCGCAAACCCGATCGCTTCGTCGCGCGCTGCGGTCGCGCTGTCCGCAACAAATGCGTCAAGTCATTACGGGCGCATCGGCGCAATCATGTACAGCACTTCGGGCATCACAGCGGAATGGTACGGGGACACGGGCGGAGATTTTCAGGCGACATACAACCCCGGGACCTACGCGGCCGCCAATGTGGCGACGTCGCGGAAAGTGGGAAATACGGGATCGCTCCGCGTTAATGGAGCGCAGCGTGCAACCGTTGACCTGACGTCGTTCACCCCAAGCTTCGTCCCTAGTGCCGGATGGATCGGAGCGCAATACGCAAACGATACTGCGGGCTTCATCGGCAACATCTATGTCGTTATCGCAGTTAAGGGAAGCATCAGCGACGCAGACCTTCTGGTGCTTGAGCAGTGGGCAAACAGCTTCACCCCAACGGGAGTGACTTTCTGATGGCAACCACACTTCGACACATTGTTCCCAAGCACGTGGAAGAAAGGCTTTCGGACAAACAGAAGGCCTGTGTGCACGAATGGAAAAACACGCGAACTTCCCTTCACCCGATCGTTTGGGTTCACCGCTGCAAGCTGTGTGGTGCCGAGATACCGATGTGATGACGAGATCATCAATAGCCCGCAACAGCGGGCTTTTTTATGCCCGGAAATCCGGCAAAACGAGGGCTTGAAATGCCAGGTGAAGACTATTCGGACTTGGATAAGCGGGTGCGCGAGATCGAAGTCGATATTGCGCGGCTGCAGGAGTGGATGAGGTCCGTCAACGAACAGATCAAAACGTTCGTGACGAAATCCGAGTTTGGCCCGGTCCGCCTTATTGCTTACGGTCTAGCAACCGCCGTGATGGGTTCCGTTGTTACGGCGGTCATTGCAAAGGTGATTGTCAAATGAAAAACCTAATTGGCGATCGACATCAACTATTTGCCTTTCTTTCGGTGCTGGCGATGTTTCTTGGAACGGGAGCGTTGTGGTGGTTCGTTTTGGTCGGTGGCAATCCATATCATCCGGGCGCCCTTCACATCTACGACCAGCAGGGACAGGAGTCGTATCAATTCAAGCGCGGTGACTGGGTCATCGTTCGAAGAGAGGTCTGCCTTGACCGAGAGATCCTCGCCGAGCAATCGCCAGCACTTTACGACCTGACACGAAAAGCGCTCGTGCCTCTGCCCGGCTCAGCAGTTGTTGCCGCTCGAGGCTGTGCAATCCGCAGCTCGATGTTTCAAATCCCCAGCTCGCTTCCGCCCGGACCTTACGAGTACCGGAACGTCTCGCGGTTTCAAAACAACCTAGTCGGGCGCGATGAAGCTAACTCGTATCCGCCGATGAAGATTGAGGTATTGCCGTGAGTAATGACAACGACTTGACGCCACCGTTCATGACCATCCGCCGCCGGCACTTACCGGTGATGATCGCAGTAATTGTGTTTGTCGTGCTCTGCGTGGGTGTCACTGGCATCTACACCGGAAGCACACTCGCGAAAAGTGCATGGGAAAAAGACAAGCTGAGCTACGAGCAACGCCTCGGTACGCAGTCGGCAGAGTATGCAAAGAATCTGCAGACATTCCAAGACGATCTAATTCCTATTGCGTCGGCTCTGCGGCAGACGCAGAAAGACCTGCACGACCTGACCGAGAAATTCGACAAAGCGACGGTCAAGCGCGATCGCGCGAACAACGCGGCGATTCAGGCAGCGCAAGAAGCCAGCAGCAAGGCTGATGCGCTTTCCGATCAGTTGCGCAGCCAACAACGCGTCATCGTCGCTAAGACCGACGAAGCCGTCAGTGCCGCGAAGGCCACCGAAAAGAAACTCGACACCGCAACGCTTCCGGCCGCTGCAGTCCCCGCTCACCCCTGGGGAAAGTAACACCTTACTCATCAACGTTTCAACAACGCGCGTCCCGCGCGGGGAGAAGTCATGTCTATTCGATTCGAGTTCGTCGGCAAAGCACGCACGGTGCTACTGAAGTCGTGGGCATCACGCTTCGGTATGTTGGCCACCGTCTTCGGTGCGCTTGCTCAGTTTCAGGATCAACTGCCGATGGTTCAGGCGTATATCCCGAAGAACGTCTTCGGTTTTCTCACGATCGCCTGCTCGGTCGCCGTGCCGCTCGCACGCATCGTGAAGCAATACGAGCTGCGTGAGGCAACGGGCGCAGCTAATCCTCAGCCGGTCGTGCCGGGCGATGCGCAATGAGCTGGCTCGATACGCTTCTCGGCCTGTTCAAGCGCACGCCTGCCCCGGTAGCGAGTTCTGAAACTGCGCCTGCGCCGGCCGTTCCTTCGCCGGTTCTCGTTCAAGCGCCGTGGAAACTGACAGCGGACATCCTTGCGGCCGCGCTCGGCATCCCCATGACACGCGCTCAGCTTTGGGCCTACTCGCTTGACGAGGCAATGGTCCGATTTGCGATCGATACGCCGGCGCAGCGTGCCGCTTTCCTTGCGCAGATCGGGCACGAGTCGGGAAAGCTTGTCTACGTTCGGGAAATCTGGGGGCCAACGCCAGCGCAGTTGAAGTACGAAGGACGGCTTGACCTCGGCAACACGCAACCCGGCGACGGAAAGCTGTTCCTCGGCCGCGGCCTTATCCAGATCACCGGACGGGCGAACTATAAGGCGGCCGGTAACGGGCTCGGGATGGATCTCGTCACCTATCCGTCTCTGCTCGAGCAACCGGACAACGCCGCGCTGTCGGCCGCATGGTTCTGGTACGCGCACGGTCTGAACGCTTACATCTCAGATTTCACCACGCTCACGCGAAAGATCAACGGCGGCACGAACGGGCTTGCTGATCGTCAGGCGCTGTGGGCTTCCTGCAAAACTGCTCTAGGGGTAACCGCATGACTCTTATCATCACATTTCTCGTCGCGCATATCGGTGCGATCCTCGGCGGCCTACTCGGCGCGGGTGGCGTCATCTTCGGCATGTTTCGCCACCAAGAGGCGGCAAAGGTCGAAGCAAAAGCTGCCAGCACTGTTGCTCAGAACAACAGCGCAATCGATCAGGGCAATGCGGCTGCGTCAGCAGCAGGAGAAAAGGCTGTCGTCAATCGTTCGAAAGCTGATGCTGAGGCTCAGGCCACCGCGCGCGAAGACATCGATGCCCAGCTCGCCGCTATCGGCGCACAACGGAAGGAGTGAACATGCGGCTCATGATTATTGTTTGCGCACTGGCAATGCTGGGTGGCTGCGCGACAGAAGCACCGACTCAGGCACCGTCGACGCGGGTGATTGACACCGCGTGCGACTGGGTCAAGTTCATCACAACTGTGCCGGCGGACAGTTACGAAACAAAGCAGCAGATCTTCGCGCACGACAATGCGTATCTAGCGAACTGCCCTCAAAACAAACTGCCGTAACGCTGGCGCCATCAGAATGTAAAATGCCGTCACTTTCAAACGGCGGGGTCTCGCGGTGGGCACACAGAAATCAAGTAAAAAAAGCGGGTCGGTAAAGGATACATACATTGCTGCTTTGATTGGGCTGGCTGCGTTTTTAGCAATCACTGGCGGTAAAGTTTTAAATCCTTTTGACTCTACATTTATATTTTCTGGTGGGGGCGATGCCGTCCAACATTACGTTGGATGGCTCTTTTATCGCAGCGCGCCACTCTTCCAGATTCCGCTGGGGAAAAATGCAGCGTACGGAGAGTCGTTGAGCAGCACGATCGTATTTACTGACTCCCTTCCGCTCATGGCTTTTGTTTTTCGACCATTGGCGCGAATGCTCCCGTTTTCGTTTCAATACATCGGAATCTGGACCGCGCTGTCATTCGTCTTGCAGGGCGTGTTCGCATGGAAATTAATCTATCGATTCACCGCAGATCGCATCCTGCTCGGGCTGGGAACTTCATTATTCGTACTGTCGTTTCCGATGGTGCTTCGGATAAGTAGCCATGAAGGACTCTCGGCTCATTGGCTTATTCTGGCAGGGCTTTGCATCTTCTTGAGTAACGGCCACAAAACTCTCAAATGGGCTTTGCTTTTGTCTGTCGCTTCGCTCGTGCATGCTTACATGGTGGCGATGCTTGGGATAATTTGGGCATTTGATCTTGGGCAGCGCCTTATTGCTCGCGAGCAGACAGTCAGGGATCTTTTGGAAGAGTTGGTTGCAGTTCTCGTTTCATTAGGCTCAGTGATGGGCCTCGCTGGATATTTTGGTCACGGGTCAACCGCAGCGGAAGGCTTCGGTATCTATCGGATGAACCTGCTTTCGTTTGTTGATCGTAGGGATGCTCTTTCCACACTAGTCTTTCAGGAGCGTCGCGCTGGTGACTACGAGGGAACGGTTTATCTCGGTGCCGGGATGATTTGCCTTGCGGTGGCCGCAGTTGGAGCGTTGCCGCGACTAAGGCAAAGATTCATCCTCAGATCAACAAGACTTCGTGCGGCTGCGGCTCTCTGTATCGTTTTTTTGATCTACGCGGCTTCGAACCGAATTGCTCTGGGCTCGCACGAGCTCCTTTCATATCCACTGGACAAGATCGTAGGGCCGTTCGCTAAGACGTTCCGCGTCTCAGGGCGCTTTGCTTGGCCAGTTCTCTATTTGTTTTACTTGGCGATTATCGCTATCGTGATTCGGTGTTATTCAAACCGCACTGCAGCCTTGCTGATGAGCATTTTTCTCGTCGTTCAAGCGGGCGATTTGATGAACGGAACGGCTTTGATACGTGAGCGCTGGGCACAGCCGTGGTCATCGCCAATGCAATCTGCATTCTGGAACGATACCGGCGCGAAATACAGACGCATTGCGTTTTTGCTGCCAGAAGATGCACCAGCGGCCGCATTGCCAGTTGGCGCTTTGCCGTTGGATATTTTTGCCGCGAGCCACGGAATGTCAGTCAACTGGACAGACGCCGCGCGGCGTGACGAAGCCAAAGAGAAAGCCTTAGCTGATGCTCTGCGGGCCGAAGTGCTGACTGGGCACCTAAGGACCGACACATTGTATGTAATTGGGGATGACGCGGTTTGGAACCGGGTCGGCGCGGCTGGAAGGACCGTAGACGGATACAGGCTTATCGCGCCCGGCGCGCAATGAGCTTATCGTAGACGGCGCGACCGGCAACTGCGATCACGACCATCACAAATGCGGCGAACGCCAGCTTGAGAGTGACAACTAAAGTTTCCGGCATAACAACCTCCGCGTATTTAAGGAGAACTTCGGCATCATATAACAGGCGTCGCGACCCGGAAGTCTTTGACCATCGAAACCCGCGGCCGCGGTATCGGAGGGGTTTCAGTCTCCTTCACTGTTGGCATCAGCTTTTGGTAACGGATAACGGGTGTTCATTGCGGCGGGCGCTAGCCAAGCAAATGTTGTCATAGTGTTACCTCTAAATTCGCACTGGACAGCGGCGGGCATGTCAACTTGCGTAATTTTGATTGGTGTAGCCCCAATCGGAGTCGGCAATCGATATGGATATGTTGCCTCGACGACAACCCGTGTCCCATGGATGGCAGTGCGAGGGATCTGATAATCGAGCTCGGGCAGGTTCGACGGATAGGTCGCCACCATTTTTTGCTTGCAGGCTTGTGCGTTTTGGTAGGCTGTAGTGCATCCCGACAGCAATAAAATTGCGCCTGTGATACCGACGAACATGGCGGCAGCGTTCATTTTCACTTTCACTAGATTGAAACCGCGCAGTCTACCAGCGTCCACAAAAGTAGTCGTCGGCGAGGCGTGGTTTTGGCCAAAGAACTAGGGCTTACTGTACCGAAGCCGCTCCTTATTCAAGCGCACTTTGACGTCGTCTTTGGCGCCGGTCGCAGGCATCCAAAAATGCACAACCGACCTGATGGTCGGTCTGACCGCGACGCCGGGGACGCGTGCGCATACGGTGTGGACACAGAACTCTTCGAACCCTCCCCAGTGGTCACAATCCCAGCAAGGACTTTCTCGACCGTAGGACTAAAACGGTGCACGTCGAGCAACGGTTTAGCTGAAGCGCCATGATCGACCATCCTCCCATGGCGCAATGGACTAATCAATGAGTCGCGCAGTTGTTGATATCTCTCGTGCTAAGTCTGCAGCAAGCCAGAGTGCATTGAACAGGTGTACCGTCTCCAAGCCGCTGCCCGCGCTTATCGAAAGGGATGCAAGCAGTGACTCGAGATGCTCCGCTTTAGCAGCGACTTTCTCAATCAAGTCTGCGTCATTGATACCCGATGCGTTAACTTCACTATCTGATGCAACAGCGTATTGTGGGTTCATAGTTCCTCTCAGATTTGGTGCCGCGTCGCCAGAGTGACGAAATGCGTGCGGAGTCATATTGGCACCACTCATCGCAAACTTCAGCGTCGATTCGACACCAAATCGACGTCTAAATCACATCGCAATCGGCTTTTGTAGCGGGCAAAAAACGCTGTCGCTAGAATCCGGCGCATGCCAATCGACGACAGCACAATCAAGACATCACTACGTCTGCCTCGCACCCTGCACGCGAAGATCGAGCAGGCTGCAGTGGCGTCTGGTGTTTCCCTCAACGCAGAGATGCTGTTGAGGCTGAACACTGATCCACACGCTAACGCAGCGGTAGCCATCCTCGAAGAGATAGAGAAGCGGGACACGCAGTTGGCAGCTAGCCTGACCAGGCAGATCGATACTCTTCTAGGGGCATTGAAGCGGAGCGACGACGTCTTGGAGCGCGTTGCCTCAGCGCTGTCGAAAGCGTCTGGCGAGGGCGAAGCCGCGACGCTCAAACGAGAGGTCGAGTTCGCTCGGGAGTTGATCAGCGCGATCAGCTCGTATTCCAATACGCCTTCTAAAGGCTGAA